CTTTGTCTGATTATGGGCGGTCCACGCTATACGTGCCCAGCCTCTCGACGGACCCAAATCTCTCAGGTACAGTATAATACCGGAACCCATCAGTGTTCCATACTTGTGTTTTACAATGTCACCTACTTGCACTAGCTACCTCCAGCCATTTCTTTGGCTCCCATGATGTCTCTGCCTCTCGAAACCAATAAACTTGAACACGATTGGGTCTGCCCCGGTTAGTCTCGACGATGATGCCGGTTGGCGTTCCGAAGCCAAGACAACCCGGCATCGTCACCAGATCACCCACCTTCATCAACAGCCTCAAACAACGATCGAACAGTCCAGCTATTTCGCCCATCATTCCAAGAGATATACCACTTGTCGCTAACTCCCTTCTTGATCACGATCCCAAGCATACCAGACTCAGAGAACCTGTGTCGTACCAAATCACCGACTTTCATACACTTACCAACACTTTGACATCTTGATGAAGCGCGAGGATGTTGTTCGGATGCTTTTGTGGCTTGACGTAAACGCCATCCTTCGTCACCTCGACAACAACACCCAGCTTGTCGCCGTGGTGTTTTGTGCGAACTCTAACCAAATCTCCAACTTTAGTCATATTTTTTCTCCTTATACATATAAGATAACACCGCGAAGCGGTTACGGCAAGTTTTTTCTTGTCAAGTAGGTGTCAAGTGCTCAATGATGGTCGCAGCTATGCTCGATCTTTTCATCGGTGCCTTTGATCTTTACCCACAAGCCCCATAGAATCGGAACCGCTAACCAGTGAAGGCAGATAAGCCATGCCGCAGGTATACCGGCAAAGAAAGCCGGGTGTACGTACTTGCCGAGCAGCGCGAAGAGCGCCGGAAATAGAACGTCCTCGATGATTTCCCAGCCTACAATGATAACGACGAGCGCGAGCCCATTCTCGCGGAGTGTGCGCTTGATGTTTTCGAGCTTGAGGTGTGATAGCTTATGGCTTATCCTATCTTTAGCCCATCTATACAGTCTCATTAGTTATACCCTCGTATTCATCTTCAAGGTCATCAATCTCTTTCATAACCTCGGCATATTCTCTCAGTTTGCCGTTTCTTTGCAGTTGTACGGCTTGTGTTTGCTTCTGGCTTATGAGTTTGCGAATCTTTGATTGCCTGCTCTTAACTAGTAGATTTGTGATAAACTTAAACACTGCTCACTACCTCCAGCCAAGCCTCCGGCTCCCAGTCCAGCTTCCCTGAACCTCCGGTCCACATAATACCAAACTGTAAGGGTGACGCACTTGGGATTTTCGGATGCTTATCGACAACTATGCCGACCAATCCCGTTTCATGGGTTCGCATCTTCACCAGATCGCCTATTTTTGGTCGGGTACTCATCGCTCACCCGAAAAGATGCGGTCAGCAAATCGCTTTGCGTTGCGAAGGTTTGGCAAGTCATCAATGTCTTGCACTTGTCCAGAGTCTTCGTTCTTCATGTGTTCGATGGACTCACGCATGTACTTGCGAAGCAGCTTGATGAACTCAATCTTGCCGAACGATTCTTTGTGATACGTGACGTTTCCCGAATACTTTTCATGCATGATACGCACCATCTTTAGTGCGTCGTTGATGCCTTCACGGTCCTCCGAGTCTAAAACGATTGTCATTTTCATTGTGCTTTCCTTGTTTGCTTAAAAAGATTTTTAGGTCGAGAAAAAATGGCGCGAAAAAATCGCGCGATCGGGCTGGTGTTAATACGTTATGTTTCTCTCGATGTGAATATCAAATCCCCACCCTTGGACCTCATTGTCGTCCATCTCTTCACCGATGCGGATAAAGCGATAAAACTCACACGCATCAACTTCCTCGCCCTCGACTTCAATCCGCTCGCTCTCACACCAATCCAAAAAATCTTGGAGGGCGGCTACACATTCGTAACTATCGTACCACTTGATACCACTCCAACGGAATAGGAACGCTCCCTTCTCGTCGTTGTAGTCTCTAATCATCTCATCGTGGTCTGCCCAACACAACTCACGTGCTTGTGGCGACTTTGCCATTGTGACCATAAACTGAGGCATAACCTCTGGTCCGACTGCCAAGATAACTTCTGAACGATAACCCATGTGTATGAACTCCTCTCTACTCTTATAATATACCCCTTTCTGATACATAATGCAACCCAAAGTTGTCAACTAAATGTCAGCGGTAAACTTTGCTGGAATCGGAGCAACTCCGCGCGGCACTTCACCTTCGACAATACCGCCGTGCTTTGCCAACACCGTATTAACAACGTGTACAGGAACGTAACCGTAGACCGTTTCAGTCGGATTGTTAACTTCCTCACACCATTCCATTAGCAACTCTTCTTTTTGGCTTGGGAAACCAATCTCAACGTGGGTGTACTTTTCTGCGTTGTCTATACCCGGCGAACAGTACGCGCCATTGTGAGCTTGTACACTCATCTTGAAGCCGGATGCGCAAACCACCATCTTGTTTCGGCGGCTCCCAACTTCGTTAAAAAACTCATTTACATTACTCATTTGAAATCTCCTTTCTTTACAAACTTTAAGTCATTCCTGAGAAAATAGCCGTCGGTCTTGTGATAAGTTCTGCCGTAGCGGCTGCCTGGACCTTCTTGTACCCACTTAACATAGTAAAATGTTTTCTCGTTAGCCGAAACTTTTCTTTTACTCTGCCAAGGGTTGTCCTCAACCCTCACAACCAAACCAACTAACGGCTTCTTATCAAACCAAATCTTTTGTCTCCATGTATACATGTCTGCTCGTTGCAGACAGTATGATGAAAGCGTAACCAGATCACCAACCTTCACGTCAGACCCCCAGCGGTCGCCAAAAGATATGCGATCGTAGCTATAATACCAAAAGTGCTCGTTGTAACAATAAAACACTCCATAGCTTTAACTTGTAGATTCACTAATCACCTCCAATACTTTAATGAACTCAATAGTTTCGTATCCGTCAAACCACTGGATACGCGCGCATTGTTTACCATGATCGGTTTGTGTCTCTTTCGGACCAACCTCCATCACAATGCCTCGATGTCCGTCGTGTCGGTTTCTGACCAAACTACCTCTCTTCATGCTTGAACCTCCATTGGGCGTCCGTAAATGTTATAACTTTGGTCAGCCATCATCTCCCAACAGTGATTAGTCCAGTCAGAAAAAATCTTCCAAAGATCATCACTGCTCATACTCTTCATCTTTTCCAAGTCCCACTCAAATGGTTCAGTTTGCTCTCCATCAGTCTCAGTGTAAGCGTAATAGCTGTTCATAGCGTCAAGCGCGGTTTCCTTATCGCCAACTTCCAAGAACTCTAACACATCAGCGATACACGCCAGCGCACAACCCTTCTGTGTAAGATGAACCGACGAAAACATTTCACCCTGATAGTTTCCTTGCATAGCCCAAACTTTCATCATTATCTACCTGCCCATCGTGCATCTTGCACGCTTCCTACATATTGATAAGCACCCTTGTTATAAAGTGGTGCTGTGCATTTCTTCATACGCTCAGATACTTCGTGCGCGTGGTTCTCACCACACTCCAAACAATACTCATAGCCCAGCGCCTTGCGCTTAGGGTTGAACTCTTCACCGCACTCAAAACATTGTGGCCAATCCATTTCTTCCTCCTTACATTTATAAGATAACACTGACCGGACCAAGAGTCAAGTCAAGGAAATGTCAACGGGAGCTGACAACTCTAAGTTGCTGTGTGTCGAACCAAGCCAGCTCACCATCGTTGAACAGAACTTGTGCCGAATGTGTTGTGTGTCCTGTTCTTGACATCTTGATAACAACCCCATAGTCCGTGCGATAGTGATCCATACTATCATTCAAGACGTTTTCGAAAACGTCGACGTTTTCCCATTTTACCAAATCACCAATCTTCATTGAAGCACGATCCAAGCAAGTGCTCTAAAGCCATAATAACCAATATAGATGAATACTGCTTTCATCAACGTGTCAACTACAAAACCCATGCTTGCTCCTATGAATATAATATAGCACCGCTGAGAATCGCCGTCAAGTCAAGAACTTGTCAAGTACACAATCTCATAGTTTTCATCGTCTATAACGCAAAACACCCCATCACACCAAATAGTCCATAGTCCTTCGTTGGGGCTTTCGTATTCGTGCATAACAATAGACGGATTCGACCAGTCCTCTAATCCAAAGTTAATCGGCTTGAATGATATTAGATCACCTACCTTCATTCTTTTTCCTCGGTAGACATGGGCGGATACCATAAGCAAAAATATAATAGCCCGCGTTGAACACCGTGCGAATAACAGGCAATCGAGAAAACCAAACAGACTTATGAAAACCCATCTTATCATACATGAGCCTAAAAGTCTCTGGTCCTTTGGTAGCTTTCTGATCGAACCAGCCAATCATTTCTTTCTCGAAATCTTTTACATTGCCATCAAAGTCATCAGCACTAATATCAACGAACTCGATACCGCAGGCTTCTCCGCGTCGTCGCACAGCATTAATCTCTAGTGAACAGACGTAGCAACTTTCATCATAATATACTTTATCCGCCATAATGTTGTCTCTCCTTATGATTCACTTATAACCTCCAACGCAGAAATAACTTCCCACTCAAACTCTTGCTCATCCCACTGATCAAACCATCTAACTTTTGCATAATGGGGTCTGTCTCTGCCACGTAGTTCTAGAATGATACCGTGACCAAGCCAAAGATGCTCATCGTGCCTAATCCTTACGAGATCGCCCACTTTCATTTATAATCTCAAAATCAAAACACTCCATACAAACATCAGACTCATCAATATCTCGTCGTGATAGTTCAATGATTTGCCTTCTATGATATGCTATCATTCTCAAGTGAGATTCAATGCATGCACGAGTCAGGGGGGTCTGGTTGGTTTTCATTCTTTTCTTCCTCTTGGCAAATGATCTCAGCATCCTGATCTTCGTGCATCTTTACTACAAAAAATACTTTACCTTCTCTGATCTCACACGGAAAAGCTGTCACCGGCATAACTGCTGTTGCCGGTCCTCCGTTGGATGCTGGATTAGTATTTAGTTCAACCGTAGCAAAAACTCCGTCGTGCGAGTCAATAACTCCCATCAAAACAAATGTGGTTAACATGTTCATTCAAAAACCTCCAAAAATGAAATCCATTCTTCTGTTACTTTACCATTCTGCCACCTGACTTCAAACCGTCTGGTGGTCGTGCCCTTTTCATCAATCTCTCGCAAAACAATGCCCGGATCGCGCCCCTCAGTCTTGACATACTCTTCCCACTTGAATGTTGCTGACGCACTGGGGATATATCTCACAAGCGAGCCAACCTTAACCATCGTCAATCACTTTCAACAACTGTGCTTTAAGTTCATTAGCCGAAAGAGCAGAGCCTTCTGAAATATCATCAAGAACGTCTTGAATCTTTTTTAGCTTTCTCTCGATCTGCCTGAGTGGGTTAACAACTCCTATTCCAGTGGTGCTGTATTGCGGGGGTATTCCATCGTGATATGACATTTTGTTTCCTTTGTTAGTTGTGAATGGTACGGGCGGCTGGATTTGAACCAGCGACCAATCGCATATAAGACGACTACTCTTACCACTGAGTTACGCCCGCATATGGCACGCCAGATAGGACTCGAACCTATGACCCTCGGCTTAGAAGGCCGATGCTCTATCCAACTGAGCTACTGGCGCATATAGATATTATAATCGCTCTCGATTACTTTGTCAATGGCTTTTCAGCCAAAATCGAATATTTTAGCGTAGGTGAGATGTTGGAATACTCAAACTTCTCAAACTCATCTTCCTTGCGATCCTTAAACGTATGTCCGACAATGAACACCTTGCCGATATGTTCGCTTTCAGGATCAGTGACGGTCCAGAAAGTATGCTTCATTCCACGTTCGCGGTGAGTACACACAACGCCAGTGCCTTTTGGGATAACGCCGCTGTGCCAGAACTGAGATACTTTGCCCTCACTATCACGCCAGTAGTGTGGAATACTGGTAGCTGCTGTGATTGTCTCAAACATCTCAAGATTAATAAACGGAACCTCTGCGTCATTGCGGAAGAACCCAACGGTGTGCCTTCTGACCTTAGCTTGTTTCATCAATATCTCTCTGAAAATAAATGACGTTATTGCCTGGATACATGGCGACTGGCTCTGCACCACTCTCCGCATAGTTCTCAACATAATCTCGCCAAGCAACCTTCTTGTCGTGCTTTGTAGCAAACGTAAATGTATTGAACTGATTGTTTAGTTTATAGATGATTGTGTAAATCATTGTGCCTCCTGTAAATGGTAGTCCCAACGGGATTCGAACCCGTGTTGCCGGGATGAAAACCCGGTGTCCTGACCTGACTAGACGATGGGACCGTGGTGGGCTCTCTGGGGCTCGAACCCAGGACCATCCGGTTATGAGCCGGGTGCTCTGACCAACTGAGCTAAGAGCCCGGAAATGGTGGGTCGTCTGGGATTCGAACCCAGAACCTATTGGTTAAAAGCCAAGTGCTCTACCGTTGAGCTAACAACCCGCAAAAAGTAAAAGATGGTAGCTGAAGCGGGACTCGAACCCGCAAGCCCAAAGGGCGTCAGATTTTAAGTCTGATGTGTATACCAATTCCACCATTCAGCCATACTTAGATTATAACCGCTACAGCGTGGGCTGTCAAGAGTTTTTTCTGCGAAAACCCAACAAAAGAGCAGCCAAGAACGCAGCCGACAATCCCCCGCGAGCGACGGTGTTGCATCCACTATTCTTCGGGCTCGGGGACGTAGCCTTGATCTTACCTGTATCAGATTCATCTCCGTCACCAGTATCATGTTCAACACCCGTGTCCTCTTGTTCAAGCACGATTCTCTCTTCCCGCTCTTCCTCTCCCTCTGGTTCTTCTTCAGGTGGCAAAAAGAGTGGCTGCGAAATCGTAACGTCGTTAAGCATCACGCCAAGTTCGTAGTGGAACGGATCGTACCAACCAATATCGTAGTTAGCGAGAAAGTTTAAGTTGTCGATGCGAAACGGCATGCCCTCTTCAACTTGAATACTCAGGAAATATTCTTGGTATGCTGACTGGCGCTCACGCTCGCCCAGGTTTAGGTACATATCCCAAGCCATCAAATCTGCGCGACCATCAACATACACATCCCACTCGTACAGCGTGACTTCGTACTGTGTGTTAACTGAATATTCTGACGAGTGATAGCCCTTGACTTGAAGTTCTCCCTCTGTTTCAACTTCGTAACCTTCTTCGTCCAGCTTGTATTCTCCGTGGATCATAGCTGCGCCTTCTGAGTCGGAGCCAATGCCATACTTGTTCTCAAACGTGACTTGGCTGTACGCATCGATCCCATAAGATTCAAAAGGTACGGACCAGTCCCATCGGAAAGCACCTTGCTCTCGCTCAATATCGGTCATCGCCTCAACACTGATAACAGGATGTTCACCAAAGTCACTCCACTCGTCTGCCCACAGCTTACAGTTTGAACCCCGTGCCCAATCCCACGGTGCATAGTAGCAGTTGTCTCCGGGTGTCGAGCGCGTCTTAATCACAGCAACATAAAAATCGGTGCCGCGGTCGATGGACGACTCAAACCAAAAGAACTCGACGATAGCATCAATGCTGTTGTCAAGGATGTCAGAGTTACCAAGGTACAGAGTATTACCCTCAAAGAAAGCATACGGGTACGTGCCTTCCTCTCCGTTAATGTCAATCACGTCCTCGAACGTCACGTCGATGTCGCCCGTCAAGATTGACGCTCCTGTATAAGATGTGTCCGAAGCACTCAGCGATCCGGCGTGTGCAGTGCCGGAAAGGCACAGCGAAAGTAGTAAGCTAGTAAACATGTTTCTCCTAATGTTTCTAGTAGTATAACACAATGGTGTCATTTGTCAATGATTACATTCGAGAAAGTTCGGGCTCGATGAAGTATCTTTTCTGTCCGTCCAAACACAGAACCTCATAAATATAGTCGTCCAAGTATTCATGATGTGCGGAATCAACATAAACAACGACACCATAATAAATCTCATATTCTATCTCTTCATCCTCATACCAGTCATACAAATATGGGAAGCGATCATAAGAACACTTAACAAAGTCACCTATCTTAAAATATGGGTCGAAAGTCCGCACATATTAAATAGTTAGCGGCGCACTCTCTTTTGTAACTTGAAGTGGCGCTCCTCAACAAAAATGGGATTACTTGCGCCGATCGGCAGAATCTTGTATGTTTTAGCACCCTTGGCTGCGGAGCGGACGATATTAGTGACCTCAAGAATGAAACCTCCGCGCGTCTTAAACTTGTTAAGCACGTCGTTGACAGTGACCCACGGGAGGCGAGTGGTGTCTTCACGATCAAAATAAGCGTTAGAACTTTGGAAGTTAGCTCTGGCAACAACAAGCGCGCCTACCTCATACTTAGGAGCAGCGTTGTGAGTCTCCAAAACTCTTTGTGCATACTTGTTACCGCTCATCTTGGTGTAGGCACGATAATCGGGAACCTCACCCGCAAGAATATCTCTGGACAACTCGCGGAAGTATCCAGTGCGCGCATAATAAACAGCGAGACACTTGGCATTGTCAGCGTGCTCAAGAGCATATGTATCAGCCCACTGGTCGTGTACAACTTGAGATGACTCATCGTTACGTGCCAGCACCTTGTTGACGGTTTCGATTTGCTTCGTGGACAGCTTACGACCGCGACCAACTTGCTCAAGAATAGATTCAAGGAATCCACGATCCCATCCTCCACAAACCGACCTTGAAAGAGCTTCTTTGATTTCGCTTTCCATAGCTGCCTCCTATGCTTATAATATATACTCTACGCTATTAGAAGTCAAGCCACAAATGTCAGCTAAATGTCAGTAGTCTGGAATCTCGGCTGCTAGCACGATAGCGTCAATATAGCCTGGAGGCACCTTAACAACCTGACAGCGCCAGCCACCCCACTTTGGAATAATCTCAAACAACGGGAAATCAGGGCACTGATCCAACACAGAAAGAGAGGGAGTTGGAACCTCCACAAACACCTCAAGCACAGAGCCCCCGTCATCCGACCCAGTCTTAACTTCATATCTACCATCATAGTAGTTTGAAATCTCCACTGTAAGTGAGTTAATGGCAGTCTGTTTGTCCATTTTCTCACCGTTAAAAAATATGTTAGCCATTTCTTACCTCACTTAATACTTCAATGCTATCATGGAGAATGTTTACGACATACCAGCGCCCGTCGGTACAAGAGGCAACTGCTATGTATTTTGGATCTTGTTTAGATATTTCCATCACTATTCCACATTTGTAAATAGGCTCCAAACCAACAAGCACATCTCCATTCGCCTCATAAGATCTGTGAGATTCTACCCACTTGATCAAAGTGCCTTTTTTATACTCCATATAGTATATACGCCGACCGACGTGCAATCTATATGGCTCAGACAGGCTCTTTCTTTTTATCGGCTATTGGAGCTGAAATATCCCCGTATTTTCTGTGGTTGGTTATAAAACTTACAAGTTCATCATAACCTCCCACGAGAGTTTCGCAACCATTTTCTGCAAAAATAATGATTGGGTACGTGTAGTGATTATATTTTTGTTTGATCTGGTTCCGATATGACTCCCCAAAGTCCATGTTAATGAAGACATACTCACATTTCGGATAATAGTCCATGGCAGCCGCACATGCCATCAAGCAAGAGGGACAATCGGAGACACCATAAATAACAAAAGCTCGCGAGTCGCTCATTTTATTCCTTTAACTTCGTCTTGAGAACATTGACAACGCTGTTTTCTGAGAAGTAACTAACCTTGACATCAAACTCGCCAGCAAATATCTTTCTCATTAATCTCAAGTTGGGTGCGACCATTTTATCATCGTGATTAATATAGACGCCACGACCGCCAACATTAGCTAACTTCAGGGCATCCCTATGGGCAGCTTTGAGAGATGAGTAAACACCCTGCAAAGCGCCATCGCGCTCAAACAAACAATAGATATATATCTTTGTCATGACACTTCGCCGGTCGGTAAAACACTGGCCAGCGAAAACTTAAACAGCTGTTCGTAATAGTCTGACTCTGCCCTCAGAGACTCGATGTATGTCTCGTCCATGTCATCATCTAAGGCGGTCTTGAGCTTGTTTTCATACTCGGCGTACATATCAATCGCTTCTTCTAGTAAACTGGCTTGGTATAGGTTTTGTCCAAATTGTTCAATAGCCACACTCGCGCTAAGAAACGGTCCACACGTAGGGAGTTTCCCCATCATCTGTGTGCACCCTTACACTTCTTACAGGTCTTATCCCGAAAGATCTTCTGTTCTTTTGTGTCGAGACCAATTTTACTAAAGTTACTGATTTTGTCTTCAAAAAGTCGTCCATCTCTAAAAGCACGGATAACGTCGTTATCTCTATTAAATGCACCGACCATAACAATTGCAGAAGTAGGGGTGTGTAGGACGTATTCGCCGGGATACACTTTGCTTTCTTCTGTGATGTCAGTAAATTTCATTGTTCACCTCGTCGATTCCAACCATAAAGTCATAAGCGTCGGTCTTTAGGTCATCGAGCCTGTCTAATATACCATTCCTTCTTAAGATTTTAAAGGCTATATTTTCAACTGAGAACTCTTGTTTTTTGCTTTCCAGTCCAGCACGACGCATGTTGCGAATCTTTCTTTTAAGTTTGTCAATTGCTCTCAAGGCTTTTTGATAATCACCAGCCAACAAAAGATTGTTCGTGCGGTTTACGCGACCTTCAATCTCATCTGCCTTTCTTCTCGCAGACTCAAAGTCAATTGAGTCGTCATACTTATCGGGTTCAATGTTCCACCTATCGTCCATCACCGAGTATACGCCCGATGACTTATGACCCTCGCCCACGTTCTCGACATAGATCTCAACATCATAGCCTTTTAGTGTAATATTGTGCTTATCGTTCCAGCGGGCGCGAGCGTTGTCAAAGAAGCCCTTAACCAAATCATAGTTCTCATCAATCTTAGAGAAGTCAACAATAATGTGAAGGTCCACGTCTGAGTAGCTAGACCAGTTGTAGTTCGCTAGTGAGCCGGTTAATGTAATATCCTCAACTTTAACGTCAATCGGCAAACCTTCGATGAAGTTCCTCGCGATCTTTAACATAGGCTCGCGGATTTCTTCCTTCATTTTCATGCCATCCCAGATACGCGGCTCTAATTCGTCGTTGATTCTGAAACTGTCTGCTCCCACCTCTTCTTCAAGCGCGGGACCAATGCCACCGCCTGGAGCGCCGGGAGGTGCAGATATGTCACTCTTCTTTTTCTTGCCTTGAAGCGGATCATCCATACGCTTGTAGCCAGTCGGGTTACCGCCAGTATTGCCACCCATATCTGTTAAAGTTTTGATAGAGCGCCTAATGCCCGCGGGAGACGAGCGAGTTTCATTTAAAAATCTAAACCATTTATCCATATTATAATTAGTCTACCAAGAGGATAATGCCACTCTCTTCCAAGTGTCGGTTGCTACACAAATGTAGATATAGTTTGCGTCCCATCTGATTTCGCCCTTGTGTCCGAAGTCGGTGGCGCTGGATGGAGTGTTGTCGATTCTGAGCCTGATTGCATCGGCGTCAACATCAAGAGCCGTTTGGGGATCTTTATTGTTGATCCCGACCTTATCGTTGGCACCATCTACATAAATCATATGCGTGCTGTTATCAGACTCCACTCGGAAGTCCATCAGTGATGTTGAACCATCGTTGATAACTACCTCTGGTCCAGAGGAACCTTGGATATTGGACACAGCGCGCAGCCTGATACCTTCTCTTAGTGTTCCAGCATCACTAATCTCAAAAACCATATGTTTATTGCTTGCGCGGTTTACAATCTTTAAGTTGTCTGAGTCATTGATGAAGATCTCTGCTCTGTTTTGTCCGCTCTCAGTAAACTTAATTTTAGGCTGCGTGCCGTCGATACTCAAATGAGCGTCTGGGCTATCGGTTCCAATGCCTACCCTTGAACCAGAAACCACTAGCGTGCTGCTGCCGCCTGTAACTAAGCCAATGTAGTCTTCTTCAAAATCAATTTTGGTGTTTGCTTGCGCGTCAACTTCGGCGGTTATATCGTCGAAAGTTCTTTCGCCTAATGAAAATTTATAACTCATAATTTGACTCCTACAAAGGTAAATGCATACTGGCAGCAACAGCGTGTATGTCTGTGCCGCTGTTCCCAGTGCCAGCAAAGATGTCATCAACTGTTTCAGTAAATGTCCCGCCATTGTTCGTGCTCTCATAAATGTCGCCGCCATTAGTGACGATCATCCATGTAGAACCATCGGTGGTAATATCGCGTATAAGGGGTCCGCTGTACGTTGGGTTGGCCAAGTTACTTGTTGTCGTTCCATTAATATCAAGTCTCGCAATTGCAGCTCTTTTGTTTGGAACTATCACAACTCTCCCTTCTGATGCAGCAATGTTAGCGCGCGCTCTTGGATCATGCGAGCCGTCATTGCTATCGGGCTTCGCAATCCCGAGATCAACCTCACTACTCCACGTTGTTAAATCTGAGTCAGCAGCAGTTCTGGCAAACAGATTGCTTTCGCCGCTCTTGGTATATGTTACAATCCACGTAGAATTTGTATATGCAACACCGTTTATAGTCTCAGCAGTGAATGGCGTAGAGGACGACCAGTTTGCTCCGTCATCTGTGCTTACTAGTAATCTGTTCTCTTGTCCGGTCACAAACTTGCCGCTTCCGTTTCCGGCAATTGAGTAAATAACATCATTGCTTTGATTTGGTATGGTAACTTGGCTGAATGAAGATGCCCCATTGGTGCTACGGAATACTTTACCGTTCTGTGCACCGGCCAACCAAACTCCCGACGTGGAACTACTTGAATCATTACCCCAGCAAATTGCATGGAATCTGTTGCCATCGCTGAGAGACCCTGGAAGGTTCTTTTTAGTCCATAAGGCGCCGTCTGTAATGTCATCAGAACTAACTGTAAGCTCTCCGCTACTGGAGCCGTTACTGGACACATAAATTCCATTTCCGCTACCATCCTTACCATACGCCAGATCCCAGACGTTACCGTTTCCAGATACTCTATCGTACATTGTCCACGATGTTCTATCGCCATCTGCGGCGTATCCGATGTCACCCGGACCTGCATCGAAACCGACGACCCAATAATCGGCTCCCGCGGGCGGGTTATATCCGCGAACCATAAATTTATAAGTCATAGCTTATCCTCCATCATAAATAGTCTGCTCGCCGTCTTCAAACGTAATAATTGTCTTATTTGTTGGGTGCGGCTTGATGTGTATTTTTAAGAAATCATCAAAGGCATCAAAAAAAGCAATTGAGCCTCTTGGAGCAGGTGTTAGCCAGTGTATGACGGTGTGACCTGTAGCGAACGTAGCACCTTCAATGACAACACCCTCGCCTGAAACACCGGACTCGTCGTGTTGTCTGCAAACGGTAAAGGTTCTAATTCCTTGTGGTGCTCGATTAGTTGGCTTTTTTGGTTTTAAATCAGCCAAATCAGTTGTCACTAGCTCGGCTATCTCTATATTATCATCTACATCAGTCATCAGCTTTAATCTCGACGTCGGTATCATTTTGTTGTGCCTCAGAGAGAGTATTGCACAAAGCGCCAACATTTTTAAGCTCTGTTTTTAATAGTTTTACTTGTTCCTCTAATTTGCCTAATTTTTCAAGCAGCAAATCAAAAGACACTTTGTTTATTTTAGTTTTCATTATTCAGCCTCCGTGATAGTTTTTGTCCAATCAACTTTAAAAGACGGGACAACCAACACTACATTATTTAGCACCTGAACACCAAATTCAGTATGCCCTACATCAATAGCGACAACGTGTCCAATATATTTTCCTTTATAATCAAAGACACCAGACCCCGAAGAGCCTTCCCATGCATAAGAATGTAGATAGATAAACTGGTTTCCGCTACTGCCAGCTACACTTCCACCAATGGAGAGTGGACCTAGGCTATTTGGAAATCCAGTGTAAACTACTTTATTAAGTAGAGAGTATACTTTTTCCCATTGTTTTCTTTTTGGTAAATCGCGTTCTATGTCAACAGCATCGCGCGCGTGTATCTCCTCAACTTGGATTATTGCGTAATCATTTTCGATGCTAATGTCTATGATTTTTATACAGTCATATAGCCGCTGGTCATGTACTACTTTTGTGCTGTCGCAATCTCCGACCATTCCGTGAGCAACGGTGACTACAAAATAGCTGCCGTAGGACTTAATATATGTGCCAGAGAACGTAGAGACACCACCACTGGGTATATCTATTGAAATCAATCTTACTGCGCTGTCTCTGGACTTTTTTATTGCTTTCTTGTGCGAAGCAGAATGGAAATCAGATATATTCTGCTCTATGGTAGCTTCTGTGGTCCGTAAGCTGTTGTCAACAAAAGAACTGTACGCAGCGAGCGCAATAATCGAAAAAGTTAAGGACCATTTAATTGCTTTGTAGGAAAACTTTTTTAAAAATTCTAGAAAACGAATCATTCACACTTGCCTCTGGTAGCTAAAAAATACTGGCACCTCTTTGAGACCAGCCCTCTTAGCGAACCAAACTATATCCTCGCCGCCTGTGATCTTCGCTCTCTTGTTCTTGCCCAGTGCCACGTATACCGGCGCTGTTGGTCCGTTCTTAATAAACTGTTGATACATTCCATCAAACGCATCCATCGGTGCGCGGAACTCACGGCTGCAATAGTCAAGCAATTCCTCGACAGGATACATAACATGATAGCCCATCAAGTTATTAGGCGCTATCTCGTCGTACATTTTAACGCCACCTTCAGCCCAATCCATCATAATATCTTCGATTGACATACGCGGTGTGCGCATCTTCGTGCCCATTGAGGCACGACCACCCATCGCTCCAAGGTTACCAACACCGCCGCCAAAGTTAGCGATACCGCCATATTCTTGCAGTGTTTCTCGAACAGTTCTAATTGTACCGCGGACATTCGTTCTGTGCATTGGGCTAACTCTTAAAATTCTTAAGCCCTTAATCTTCATCAAGCCGGGAATTAAAATCTTATCACGATATTTAACGCGACCGATATTGCCGAGAAGCTCAAACTTGATCTCGTATGTCGCGACGTTAGATGCGCCAACGTCCTGAGTATCCCCCACAGTTCGCACCGTAGTCACACCTTCTATTCCTCTAATTTCCGTCTGGACTTCTTGGGCTTCGCCACCAAGATCTTTAGAGATAGCAATATCTACTTTCATACTATAGATTCTAAGATCATATGACTCATCTTTTTCTTTTAGTAAGTCGTCGATTCTCAATAACAAGTCTTCTGCATTCTCATTGTAAGTCTTCATATTGACGGGCTGCCCACCCATCATCGCTACTTGTCTAGCCACAAGCTCATCAAACATTTTTGGCTTGCCATCTTCCTCGACATCGGCAATATCCATAGTCGAACGGAAGGTGTTTCTCGCCATCGGGATGAGGAACTTCTTTGACATGACATATCTCTGAGCTTCGTCCATATCTGCGTAGTTTTGCTCAAACCAGTTGACGATGCTGTATACTCTCTTTGCTGCTTCGATTGTCTGGGAGTATCCTTCTTGGTCGCCGTAGTCATCCATAACTCTACCGTATTTCTCTTTGGCTTGGTTGATTGCGTCTTGTGTTTTTTGGTTATCCATAACCGCAGCGATATTGCGCTGAGTACGCTTGTTATCTTCTCCTACAATATCGGAAATAACTTTGTTAGCAGCAGCTTGCACAAGTTGCGGGTTGTCGTTTAAGAACCGAGCAATCTCTTGGATGATCTCCGTCTCTCCGGGTGCTGACTTTGCACCAACACGCATGCGGTACAACCACTTGATTGCCATGACAGGGAATCTTTCGCGGCTTCCACTGGGGCGATAGTTTACGTCAGTGAACACAGCAAAGTCGGTATCATCAGCCAAGACCTTAATGGGGTCAGTGCCTTTGTGCTCGTCTCCGAAGTCTAGTTCCTGTTGTCCTGGTGCTTTAGCTTTTGACTTTAAGTGTGCTGTGATTGCACGAGACAGTTCTCTCGTGAACTGGATTGTATATTCGTCGGTGCCTTGCATGTTAGCAAAATTGTACCTTCTTCCGAAGCCAAGCAGACTTCTTCTCACAGCATCGGGATTTACGCCCATTATGTTGCCTGTACCAGTCCCATACATTTGTGCGCGCATGTCGTCCCACTTTACGTCGCCCGTGTACGGGTGGAGTGGCTGTCCGTCGTCAGCAGTCCAGTCAAACTCAAGACCACCTCTGTCTTCTTTGACGTGCCACTTGTCGAGGTCAGTGAGTTTCATAAGCTCTTCTTTTGAGCGGTCGTAAGCACTCTTGGGCATATAACCCTCAGCAGCTAGATTCTGTCTGACGGTCTCTATATGTGCCGGCGCATCGTCTTCCTCGAACGCCAGCATGTTGTCAACAAATTCGTCAAAATCTGGCACCTCGCCATCGTCGTCGGCTGTAAAGTTTTGAAAGCTGTTGAGCCTGATGACTAGGTGGGTCGTTGGTCTTTCAGAGCCAGCGGGAACGTCATCGGGCTGAACACCAACGAGGTTTCTTAGGCTGATGTCCCAGTCGCCATCGTCACCCGGCATCTCATACAACATGTCGTCGATCCCAACGTCGTCAACAAACTGGCGCATCGCACCGAATTCTCTTGGGATCTCTTTGAAGTCTCCCTCGTCAGGCTTGAAGCCGTTGTCTGTAGCGCTGTATCCTGGCCATCCAAGGTTGATTTCAACTTCGTATTCTGCGCTGGCAAGGCAGTAAACATCATTCATCTCTTCTTCAAGAGTATAGCCAACGTCGCCATATTCAAGCTCGTCACGGTTGTCAGCGTAACGCTCCATAACACCCTCGCAATATTCCTCTGCTCTTTCCATGCGGTCCTCAATAGAACCTTGGAAGTTTGCGTTGGTTTCTTGGCTGAGATACTCGATCATCTCTTGTATAGTTTCCTGATCACCTGAGTGCTCACCTGTCTCTTCTACATTCTTGACATTATAGTTGTTAATGAACCAAGCGATATAATCCCAAGTCTCTTCGGGCGGTGCATCGTTTGAACGACCCTTGATTTGATAGATCGTATTCTCAAACTCGCTGTATGTCATGGTAACATACGATGATGATTCTCGGCGCTTGCCTTGCTTCTTGCGGAGAGACACAAGCACACCGCGACTGTCAGAACCGCAGTGTCCCATTCGTGACGCTTCAACATCGCAAGAAGATACGTTCAGGTTATACCAGTATGATCCGTCATCAAATGTGTGCAGGATATTCTCTGGATCTTCTTTGTTCTCAAGATACTCAACGGCTTTTGTGTGAGCGTCCTGAATACTATATTCGTCTTTAATAAGCTCATAGTTGGTAGGATCATCATTGAGAAAGTCAACAAGCTCAGAGTATTGATTCATCCAGAAGTGAAAGTTTTTACCGGCAAGACTGCGTAGATACTCTTTGAAGCTCTCTACCTTCTCGCTTGGAAGTCCAGCCTTGCTCAGTGCCTTAACTGCCTTCATGAACGCCTTACGCCATGTGCCTTGGGGCTTGTCCAGTGCATTGCGGATGTTCGTAACGACAAACGCAACCTTCTGGTTTTGCTCCATCCTTTCCTCGTCGTATGCTTCGCGCTTGCGAGCGGGATCGTTAGTTGAGAACGGCGGCGCAACACGCGCTACGGGATCCAGCCTTTCGCGTTGGTCGGGCTGGTTAGAAATAACGTAGTCTCTAAACATATCTCCCATGAGAAAGGTGACCACTTCGTACTGAAGGGATGGGATAGTGTAAGCACCAGCCATACGACCTATAGATTTCTTCCAGTTATTCGCGATGTACATGCGCGCCTTCTCAGATGTGTCCGGCATCGCGTCTTCCAAGTAGTCGATGACAAACTCAGGAAGACCGATGTCGCGCAAGCCCTCCGTTAAAACCTCTTCGCGAAGGTACTCAAACCAATTACCAGTAGAAATGTCCATTTATTTAAACTCCAACACTATAAATAGTTGTTTTTATCAGTATCTACGCAAAAGGCTCAGTCTTTAATAACTCAGCCGTATCTTCCCAGGTCTCTACCTCGTAAGCGGCTCCATTTGGATGCTGACGGAGAGCTAGTGCTAAGGTATGGTCATTACCCGGTGCAGGGATTCTATCGCCTACAAAGTGAATCTGGTTATGCTCTAAGGCTTCGGCGAAATAGCGAGGTATAACCTGCGATTTGTCATTGCCTTTGTCGAAGATATCGATACTGACCGCACCTCCGATGACAAAGTCAAGTTCAGGATACTTTTCGCTTAGCTTTTTAACGATTCTCTTTCGCTCACCGAAGTCGCCTTCCCATTCCTTAAACTTTTGGCGCTGCTCTGGTGTAGCATCAACGCCAACGATAGAGAAGTTCATCATGCCCGGACGCTCCTCCCAGTGTGTACCGGTCTTGATTGGAAAATCTGATTTAGCAGCGTAAGAGTTTAACGAACGTGTAAGATTCTTGGCTCCAGTAAACTTATTTTCATAGACCTCGTCCCATTCACTATATCCGTTTTCGTTGATTTGGTCGCGACGTTGGTAAAAGACATTCCCCATACAAGAGAACACCCCATCAACCATATTCATAATCTCCAGACCAAGCTGGTCCACTATTCTGACAAACGTACCACCTGACACAATGTATACTTCTTTGTCTTTCATCCAGCGGCTAAATTGTTTTTTGAACACCGGTGTGATTTTAGACTTGGCTGGCGTCAGTGTGCCGTCAACATCGAAAAGATAAATATTGCTCATCGATCGTAGTCATCCGCGAGTCGGACCACATCATCCAGGTGAGGTGTCGATACTTCCATAAGTCTTACCATGTCTTTGCCGGCTCCAAATCTGTGTACCTGATTCGGTTTGATGTGTAGCACTTGATTGACATTAAATCTTTGCGGCGGGCTCTCGTCGTCATCGGTCCAATTTAACAATGTGCCCTCAAGAACATAAACTGTCTCTTCTTTCTTCTCGTGATACTGAAGCGATAACCTTTGTTTAGGTTCGATGTGCAGCATCTTGGCTACATAATCTTCGGTCTCAGCCCAAATATGTTCAAAGCCCCATGGCTTCTCTACGATTCTTCTATTCATATTATCTCCAAAATAGTTGTACGCCAACAATGACGAAAGAAAGCAAGACACATATCATTGTCTTTGCTGTAAACATGGATTCATTGAGAAACCACCAAGTTAACAGCGGGAATGTTAGATAGGACATTGTGAAGATCAAGAACCGGGGTCCCCAGACTTCGCCCCATTCTTCATAGCAAAGTTTAATGCCATACCAGAAACAAATACCTGTTGGAATGGAAAACAGGGCAGCCGAAAGTATCGGCTTATCTTTCCACCAATCCCAAACGAACTGAGCATTGAGCTGGAACCAGCCGAGAGTTTGTCCGATAGCGAAGAGTATGCATGCAATTAATACTTTATTCATGATTTATATTTGTAACAATCAAATCTTCCGCGAGATCTGGGTTCTCTGTTACTACTCCAAATTTATTAATGTATATCTTGTTGTCGAAAAAGCGGTCTGTGTATTTGTCATACTTGAATACCAAAACCATTTTGTTCTCATCTTTGTTCATATAATCTTTTATCTTATCAAAATCATAACTGGCTGTGTCGAGTGTAACAACTTCTTTTTTTAAAATGTGGCTTTGCTTCATCGCACCAACGGGAATTAGAATTGTCGAATCGGCTTGGACTTTGTCAAACGCTAAGATTAAATTTTCGTGTGATGTAAACGATAACTTTAAATCTTTCACCAGGGGGATAGAGTTTTCAAATGATACCAAATTAAATTTTGAATAATTATGCCGACTAAGTTCTTTGCATTCAAAGTTGCCTTTTTTTGAATATCTATTTAACAAATAGAAAAATGCCGCTCGGTCCTCTGGGTTATCGAACAGCGTGAACCAATTTTCTCTAAAATAGGATAACTCACCAGTATTGGTTTCTCTGTGATAATATTCTATGGAGTTGCGTAGACCCCATGGGCTCTTTATGAGGCAGTTCCAAAACTCCCATACAAAATATCTGTTGGTAGTCATCGTTACATCGAAGCCCGCAGTGTGCAAATCAGTTTCTATATGACCAGCTTTTAAGCCAAAGGTCTTTATCTTGGTTTCAGGATCTAAATAATCTTTTAGAAAAGCTGAAGATACAAACTTATTCGGGCATTTCAACAACGTGTTCAACACTGTGTTGTGGCTCCGGTAGGGTTTGCTGGTATTCGTCATCTCTAAGACTAAGTTCATATTGAACATATGAGCTTACAATACCAGTCACGTCGCTAAGGATGTGATCTAAGTTCGTCAACTCTCGACGAGTGTCATCTATTTTCTTTAGCATATCAGCAGTCAGAATATCTTCTCCAGCCTCGTCAGGCAGCGACAAGCTGCTGAAGATATTCTTGGCGTTTACATAAATTCTATCTACCTCTCTTGGCAGTTCATCCAAGTCGATGGAATATTGTATATTAACTCTTTTTGACATTTTAACCTCTTATTAATTTCTTGTTTTGATTTAGTGATCGTTCAATCAGGTCAGGTGCACCAACAACTACAATCTCAGTTCCAGTTTGACCACGATTGATTGTAAGTTTTGTAAACCTATGTCCCGTGTTTAGATCGTCTGGAAGGTGCCCCTGCTCATTTAAGTCTTGCATTCTGGCTTCCTCCCTAATCATAACCACGTGTTCTGGATTGACAAACACTTCTCTTAATGTATAGTTATTTTTCTTGCTTGTCAACATATTGTTTTCACAAATTTCAGTTAATCGTACTAGCATACTGCCTCCATTGGATATACGTCTCTTCTTTTAAGATTCCATTCATGACCATTGGCATAAACTTGATAAATGCGATTGGTACCACTCAAATAAACACCCACGGTTGGTTTTTCTGTCATTCGTAATTTCATCCTCCCGTCTCTTTTGCACCAAAGTTCAACGCCTTGTGGGATATGTACTAGATCTCCTTGGTTCATCATTCTGCCTCCGTTTGTATGATGCCATAATTAGTGGTGATCAAAGTGCCGGCACAGCTCGACGCATTTTGCAATGCTGTTTTGGTAACCTTCACAGGATCAATAATACCACTTTCTATCATGTTGGTCAAGCAATCATTTCTGAAATCCCAACCTTTACCGCTAGCAGCACCCAACACTCTGTCAATAATAATGTCAGGTGACAAACCAGCGTTAAGTGCCATCTGTGTGATGGGTGCTTTGCAAGCATTTACTACAATTGACACGCCATAGGCTTGATCGCCATGTGGATCTGTTGTTGATACCACGAGGTTTTGCGATGCTCTAAGAAGCGCTGTGCCCCCTCCACCTACAATGCCTTCATCTTGAGCAGAGCGAACAGCCTCAAGCGCATCCTCTACTCTGTGTTTCTTTTCGATCATTTCGACTTGTGTAGCGCCGCCAACCTTAATGACTGCAACACCGGAAACCAGTCTGACAATTCTACCTTGCATAAGTTCGGCTGCCTGCATATCATCGCAGCTTTTAATGTCACTCTTGAGGGATTCAATTCTTTTTTCAATCTCTTCGAAGTCCGCATTACCGCCCACGAAGGTAGTGACATACTTGTTGCCTTCTACGCTCTTGGCAGAGCCCAAGTGCTTAAGTTGCACATCATTTAGCTTGACTCCGGACTCTCTTGTGACAAAGGTAGCGCCAACAGAAGCAGCCAAGTCATTTAGTGTGTCTCGGCGCTCATTACCGTAGAACGGAGCCTTGATGGCAGCGACCTTGAGCGTGCCACGCATAGCATTCATGATGAGAGCAGCCAGCGCTTGTCCTTCAACCTCTTCGGCTACGATAATCAAAGGACGACCCTCTCTCGCAATCATTTCCAGAATCGGTAAGATAGGCTCAACAGCATCAATCTTGTGATCTGTCACAAGGATAAGCGGTTCATCATACGACATAACTGAGCGCCGCTCATCTGTGATAAAGGCAGAGGCAGCGACACCAGACGGCACCTTAAACCCTTCCTCAATATCAATAGACGTGTCCAGCGAACGAGATTCTTCGATGGTGATTGAGCCATCTTGCCCAACCTTGTCGATAGCCATGGCTACCAAGTCACCGATGGTCGAGTCGTTATTAGCTGAGATAGTTGCAATGTGCTTAATATCTTCGATGCTCGTAACCGGTGTTGATTGCTCTGATAGCTTGTTGCATATCTCCTTGACCGTATTGGCGATGCCTCGTTGAAGTTCAATAGGCGCAGCACCAGCAGCAATGTGCTTTTGTGATTCTTGTAAGATTGCTCTCGCAAGAATAGTTGACGTGGTTGTGCCATCACCAGCGGTCTCGTTGGTTTCGATAGCAGCTTGTCTAGCCACTTGCACAGCAGCATTCTCGATTGGATCTTCCAAGGCTACGAAGTGTGCTACAGTCACTCCGTCTTTCGTAACGAAAGGTGCCTTTCCTTTCTCTTGCAGCAGAACATTTCTACCGCGGGGTCCAAGCGTGGATGCCACATTATCAGCTAGGACATTCACGCCATTCATAATCTTTTGTTGTAGCGATTGATTGTTGTCGTATTCGCGACTCATTTACACCTCTATGTTGTGTTTATTATAATCAATTTTGTATGAAATGTCAAATGTTTTTATTCAAGATCGGGGTCTTTCTCGGCGGAAGCCTTTGCATCCGCTAGTGTTTTAACGATAGCCTTACCTTCGTCTTGCGCTCTTTCATTTGCGTTCATAGCGGTTGAGCGACGATCAGCACTAAAGTACATACCGACATTTTCAGTAAAACTTTTTGTTGTCTCTAAGAGAGTCATCATATCGCCTTTCAATTTCTCGATGTAAATCTCGGCGCATGCTTTGATGTTCTCATCTGACATGTTTAACTCACCATAGTACTGTGATTTCGCTACCTTTCTAAGTTTATCCATCAGTGCTTGGGTGATCTCCCACTGGCTACCACCATCTCTACCGCCGCCCTCCATCAACGCTCTTTCTTCTTGCATCATGCGCTTCTCTCTTACGTGGAAAGCACCGAAGTGTGATTCGGCTACCTGTCGAGCTTCCTCGGCAGCATCGGTATAGGCTGCGTTGTAGGCTTTTTGTAGGTTAGCCAAGTTTCTTTGTTGCGCCTTTTGTGCTTTGGCGACTTCTGCTTCATCCTCTGGATTTTGGACGGGCGGCATAAGATCTTTTAAATCATGCGCCTTAGCCCATTTCTCAAAGCTCGGTTGCTGACCTGCTTTTGCAGCTTGTTCAGCCGAGTTTTCAGCATCCATTTTGTATGCCTTTACCTTTACTTTGTGGTATTGATACTTCTTCTTGTCAGCAAGATCACTTTCTTGGTCTGGCTCAAATTGTCCAGATGCATCAACATTCTTGCTGAACATACCGCCGGTATATCCAGGAACATTTTCTAGAATTTCTTGCATTCCTACTTTCCATTTTGATGAATCGCTAAAATTTTGAATTTGTATCTTTAGACGATTTTTAGTTTCTTCATCCCCAAGCAACGAACTGTTCTTCTTAGATGATTCCATAATAGTCATAAAGTTGTCGCGACTGATGACAAAATCAAAAATGGCTAATTGCGATACGTCGTCTCCCTCTGAATTTTTACGTCCGATTAAGTATTTAATTTCAGGCTCACCGGAACCACCTCGTAAAAACAGATAATCAACGAGGTTGGTGAAACTCCCATGAATACCTGTGTTTGGACTCAGCAATTTAAGACTCACATTCTCGTTATCGCCAGTGACAAAGTCCTCAATGGGTAGTGTGCCACCGACGCGGTCTGCCTGCTGCGAGCCGCCGGTAAGTGCCGCCATAAATCCTTCGAACACAAACCCGGCAGATGACTCACTATAATCATTTAGACAGGCTTGGAGGGCTTCAATAATCATCATCATATTAAGGATGGAATTAAATCTCTGACCGCGCCCTTTTCTTTCTGCTGTCTTTGGATCAACAAAACTGTTAACGTGCTGGATTCTTTCTTTGATACCACCTTTTCTGGTAATGGATGCAAAGATTCTGTCAATGTCTTTTCTTGATTGGCTGTCGGGGTTTCCCCATGCCTCGCTAGGGTTGAGTTTGGGGATGGGGATTGACATACTAAATCTCTCTCCCTCTTCAAGCGTTTCACCCTCGTTAAGCATCGTAGCTCCATCGAGCACTTTGCTAACCTCTTCAATCATTTGTTCTAATTCAGTGAGCGGCGAGATCGTTTCATCTTTCTCTCTCACTTCAATAAACATATCTTTAATATAATCAGACACCTACAATCTCCTTAAATAATTATGTCCGCGATTCCCAATTCAACCGCTTCTTCTGCCGACAAGTATACATTAACCTTGCGCTCAAGAAGTTTCTTAAGATCTTTCTTCGTCATGCTGGTTTCATTTACTAAGGCTTCGATGTAATCTTTTTGAATCTGCTGCATTGCTTCCATCTCATTAGCCAAGTTTGGCAGTGAGCCATGGCTACCACCTATAACAGAATGAATCATCACGCGGCAATACTTTCCAATTTTGCGCTTGCCCTTTGTTCCCGCAGCCAAAATTAATACGCCGGCTGACATGACCTTGCCCATTCCAATTGTGTGAACCTCGGTGTTCTGGCGCACCTGACGCATGACATCGTAAAGTGCGAACATGTCATCAGCGGAACCACCATAAGTACAGATATAAAATTCTACAGGCTTATTCTCTTTTCTGACCTTGTTCAGCTCATCCAAATATAATAAAGCATGAACTAACTCAGCAACTTTCTCATCAGAGACATCGCTAAACAGCCCCATGAGCCTTAAGTCGGGCTCCTTAGCTGGGGCTCCAAGTAATTGGTTAACTAATTCTTCTTGCTCTTCTAGCGACAGGGTCACAGGCGCTTGTTGTTGTTTGTTTTGGTCGTTCGATAAAGAATCAACCAGTTTTTTTATTTTATCAATCACGGTTATGCTTCCAAAAGTTAAATGCTTCTTCCTTCCTTTCTTCGAGAAAGTTTGATGAAGATTCCCAATCATCAAACACTATACTATCTCTGTAAAATTTAGGGTGCATATTAATTAGATAATTTATTGAATTATTCTTTAAAATAGATATTTGCTCATTAATGTTTTGTTGTAGCAGGCGACTCTCATCGGAGTCCGCTTCGCTTACAAGCTCCATTGTTGTATCCAAACTTTCCAATGCTTTTTGTACGCAAGATAAATAAATTATTTGAGAATACCTGATCAAAGATAGGCTGATCCGACTAGCCCTAAAGAAGTAGAATGTCCTACAAGTAACATGCCCAAATACAAAAACTAGTAAGTAAAGCCACCAAGGATCCATTGTTTCTCCAAAAAAAATAACCACGCTGGGTGGTTATTTAATTATAATATAGATTATGTGGTTTGTCAACTACTTGGAGGTGATTCTGTTTAAAATCTTCTCGGCAAGTTCTTCAACCATGTTCTCTTTTTGGTTCTTCTCTTGAAGTCGAGCAGCTACGCGGCGTGCAACCTCGTTGACAATAGCGTCTTCATCCAAGGACTCTTCCACATCATCAGCTTCCATCATTGGCTCCTCGTCATCACCACCCAAGTCCATGGCTGCATCACCCATATCATCAGCGGCGTCTTCCATGTCGTCGGCGGCGTCTTCGTCGTCCATATCGACCTCGACCTCGTCACCAAGGACATCCTCAAGTGCGCGCTCAAGTGCGCCCATGAAGTCCTCAATTGCGACCATCTTGCCGGCGGCGGGGGCATCACCCATGTCCATAGCGTCATCAGCCATGTCGTCAGCAGCATCTTCCATATCATCTGCGGCATCGCCCATATCCATGGCGTCCATCTCGTCGTCTTCTTCTCTCATGTCACGCATACCGGGAGGATCTTCGTCCTCATCATCGCGCATGCCGGGAGGATCGTCGCGCATGCCAGGCGGCTCATCACGCATACCGGGGCGCATTCCACCCTCATCCATCTCTTCATCATCGCGCTTAGCGTGATACATTTCTTCGACCTTGGCATCACCTACTGGGCCAATGTTTGCAAGTTTAAGAAACTGACGTACTTCAGCTTCAGTAAGTAAAGTTTTACGGGACATTTAAATTTCTCTCCTTAATTAATGAAATTAAATTCTAGTATAAATAGTATTGTTTTTGTCATTAGCCCATATCTTTAAAAGAAAAAAGTTCTGAGTTTTTGATTTTTTTGAGCGCGCCGGATTCTATTTGTTTAACGCGGGCAAACGAAATCTTTAGTCTATCGCCTATTTCTCTTAAAGTCATGCGACCGTTTTTATGAATTGATATTAGACTACAGTTATATTCATCTCTGTAGTCGATAAAGTATTTGCAGTCTAGTTTTACACATCTCTTCTGAGACCTGAGACACTCGCGACTGCATTGTAATAAACCATCGCCTCTCATAAGTCTGGATGCTCCTCTGAAATTAAATCAAAGATGTCTTCCACCTGTTCCTCTGATAAGCCAAGATTGTGTACCAGGGCTTTACCCGCGTTTCTAGCTTTGGTGTTTCTTAGTTTCTTTTCTTTTGATAGATCACCATTCTCGACCACGTAGCTTCTGATTCTCTCATCGTCTGATAAGTAACCAGAGATTAGCGAACGGAAAAACTTGGCTTGTGTCATTCCGTCGTTCTTTAGCTTGAGTGATAACTGGGCGTGTCTGTGATCTGTGTCGGTAAAGATTATTCTTTTGTTGTTTTTACCATAGTTGTTGTCTTCGGACATCTTCACCAAGCCCTATTGAGAATGTGTGTTCTACTCTCTCCCAAGCCAGCGCTAGTCTGCACGATAAACTCAGAACTAGCATGTAACTCAGGAATACTGCGAGCACCACTGTAGGACAAGCCCGAGCGTAAACCTCTCTCTAAGCTCTCTAGAATCTTGGTGACAGAGCCTCGGTACGGCACACGTGCAGAAACTCCTTCGTGAGAAGAATACTTGCCACGCCAGCTAATTTGTGCCTCTTTACTTGCCATCCCTCGATAGGTCTTCCATCGAGTACCGTCAGTTTCTTCAAAGACACTACCCGGTGTTTCATCTGTGCCGGACAGCATTGAACCACACATGATACAATCTGCACCAGCAGCCAGAGCTTTAACCATATCGCCGGAGTTTCTTATTCCGCCATCGGCAATAATAGTAACGTCACGATCGGTTTCGGCGCAGTCTAAGACTGTCTGTAGACCAGCAACACCATGCCCGGTTTCGATTCTTGTTGAGCAAATAGAGCCGCCACCAATGTTACAGCGTACCGAATCCGCACCCCAATCAGCAAGATCATTAATACCCTCAAGCGTGGCGATGTTACCAGCCATAATGTGCAGGTTATCACCGAAGGCGTTTCTTAGTCTACGAAGAGCATCTTTCATTAAGATATGGTGCCCGTGAGCAACGTCAACACACAAGAAGTCGACACCTAGAGCGTTCATGACAGCAGCACGGTTAAGGTAATCATCGGTCACACCAATGGCAGCTCCCACAACGATATCTGTATTGTGGTTGTCCTTAGCGATATTCTTAGCCATGGTGATGATGTCAGCTTGTTCTTGGATGGTGTTGTATCTGTGTACAATGGCGGCACCACCATAGACGCCAACCGAGACAGCCATGGCGGCTTCAGAAATAGTGTCCATGGGAGAAGCCAAAATTGGAACTTTTAACGAAAGACCGTTACCTAAATCAACTTCCGTTGATACTTCAGATCGCGATCGAATGTCGGAATATTGTGGTACCAGCAATACGTCGTCGTATGATAATGATTTTTTCATAATGCCACCCTGTTTAAAAAATTGCAAATGTCGCTGACTCGGTACCAGGTTTTATCGTTTGGATCCTCTGGCTCAGGGAGCAAGTGTAACTTTGGTCGTCTGTCCGAGATGTGCGTGTTCACAACAAAAATAGTCGGCACACCCTTAAATCTTAGCTTGTCTTCCAGCTCAGGATAGTCGTCGATATTGTATGCAAAGAAGTGCATGTCTTTATACTCTTCTTTATTTGAGACATCTACGAAATAGTCCTTTAGATTGTGACAAAGGTGACAATTGTTAGAGTAAAACTTTAATACAAATGTCGAATTTTCTTTGATGTCACCTCGCAATACATTATCCAATGCATCACGCGAAATTCTAGTTACTGCCATTTAATACCTCCTTGGCTTTATTCATGCAATCAGGGCAAAAAAGTCTTACCACATCTTGCTTGACCACTACTGACCACGATTCTACCATCTCTTTGTTCTTCTTGTCAAACTCTTTTTGACAAATCCCACACATTTCTGGCATTTTGCCGAACTGCGCTACTTGGTTAGCCATCTTATCTGAGGCTTCTGCACCAACTTGCTTTTTAACAGCTCTTCGTTGTTTCCGGTTCATCGGTTCATGGCTCCAAAGATCTGTCTTTGGTTTGAGCCATCGAAGACCACCACCGCAGACGGGAATGGTGCAGAGTTGGCACTGTCGCCAAATTTAAGACGCCCCTTGACAAAGTGGACCTCGTCAGCCTTCATAACATATTGGTGCCAATACTTTGTATCAGTTCTGGCAGGAATCAGCATCACCACCTTAGTATCTTCGTTGCGAGATTCCTCGTATGCTTTTTTGATCCACTTGTCAATGCCGCGCCCATATGGAGGGTTGATAAAACTTGTGTATCCTGCCCAACTGTGTGACAGTCCGTCATCTGCTTCGCTAAAGAACTTAGTGCACTTTGCGTTTTCTGCGTCTGCGCAGGGATCCAAGTCAAATGGACCGAAGCGCCAATTCAGCTTATTGAAGAAATCTTGCGGTGTTGCCCACTGTCCCGTTTTTGACGAGAACATTACCACTTGTGTTTGTTTATTCATTATTTACTCCTTGTTCTTGAATTCTTCTGAGACACATATCATAGTACTCCTGCTCTTTTTCAATCAGAATATAATTCATATCTCTGTTTAGCGCGCCGACCGCGGTTGTGCCAGAGCCACCAAAAAAATCAAGAACTGTTCCGCCTTTGATGCCGGCAACGTCAATGCATCGCTCTATTACTGCAACCGGTTTCTTCGATGGGTGTTTAAAATTCTTCTCAGCCTTTGTTGGGATATCCCAAATATTACGCAATTGCTTACCTTCTTTTTTAATAGAATCGCCATCATAGGCTTTTGATTTTACATCTTTATAATTAAACCTATATTTTTTATCTTTTGCGACCCACAATAAACTTTCATATGATGCCTGTAACCTTCTGCATGCAATATTTGGTACTGCATTTCTCTTGTACCATGCGACGTCATTGATAATCATGCGGTTTTGTTTTTGCAGTACATAATTAACAAGCCCAATATTATGGTATGAGCCAAATATAAAAAGACTGCCATCATCTTTTAACTTTGAAAAGGCTTTTTGTAGCCACAAATCAGTCCAAGTAATATATTGCTCTATGCTATCAAATTTATCCCACTCTTCATTAAAGCCTACGATGCCTTTTTTCTGACCAAGTGATTTTTCATACTTTAAAACGTCTGTGGTTGTCGATGATATATTATATGGTGGATCGAATATACCCAAATCAATTGATTTGTCTTCTACGACGTCATCGATAATGTCGAACAAATCAGCGTTATATACTTTATTTAATTCCATGAAACAAATACTCCTTTACTTTGTTGTTTCCGTTTTGTTTTCTACTGTTGGTTTTGAATCTTCTATAATCAAGTTCATGCACCATAGTATTTTTAAATTTTAGCCCAATCATTTCTTCCAATTCAGAGGGCTGCATTATACCTTCATTGGAATATGAGACAAACAATTCGTTTGTTTTTTCACTACACAGATCAATGATTCTTGTCATTTCCGAGTGACAGTTTCTTTTAGATGATAGTTTAGATTTTTTATCACTTGTCTCAATACTTTTCCTGACCACACCTTTAACAGCAGGGTTGTTGTATTTAGAAATTGTTTCCAACACATGAAACACTGATGAATATTGTCTGGAGTTGTAAGGAGGATCAAGGTAAATCAAATCATAGCTGTCTACGTTATTCTGTAGAAACTGATAGGCATCATCATTATGTACAATGTGTTTGGTTGAGTTATGCATGTCGACCAATTCAAAATCCTTCACTTGCCAAGGCTTTTCACATTGCCTTCTCCAGCCGGCTTTATAATAACTCTCGTAGGAGCCCATAATATTTGATCTAAAATCGGCCGCTTCTATGATTTGAGCCAAATAGTAAGAAAACTCTTGTGGTGTGAGTTGTTTTGACATCTTATCTATCCAAAGACGGGCACCATCGATATGCTTAGCGATATCCGTTTTAAAAATATTGACGCCAGAACTTTCTGAGTAATTCTTGGTTATAAACCCGTGTGATATGTTATGTTCTATAGCATGTTGTCTCGATGGCGCTCGATCGAGCAAAATTGATCTTGTGCGATGAGCAGAAAAACTCAAAAAATCATTTGACACGGTATTGATTCCGTGACTCTTAAATAACAGAGAAACGGCACCGGTGCCACAAAACAGGTCAAGTGCTCTGGCGTTACCTCTAGATTTAAGACCCATGTTGTGACTTAAAAAATCACTTAACCTATTTTTATTACCTAAATACTTCATTTTTCTTGTTTTGATAACGGAAGCAATCTTTGAAAAAGATTGTCAATATCATTAATTATAACCCATCTGTTGGTGTCTGTCAAATAAGCACATGCAGAAATATTGTTGTTTTTCCAGAAAGAAACTTGGTATACCTCGACCTCTTTACAAGAATAAATGTAATGCGTAATTCCAGCATTTTTATTAGGGTTCAAGTAATCTGCTTTTGCGGAAGCAAAGGTTGGTTTCGCTTCGATCCCAGAGATGGCACCGCCATGGATATCAGCTATATTTCTGTTTTTGCTACCTGTCCAAGAACCAGCAGGAAACTCAAAGTTAAGCTCGGGGTCTTTCATAATATGGGATTTCATGTCTTCCATAAAATTTAAAATCACATCTGTTTCAGATATAGTGTTTTTCATGATAGCACCGGTCCTTGTTTCATAACTCTTACGACTCTTTTAGATTTAGAATTCAAAAGCTTTTGCCTATGGGCATTGTTAAGTTTTATTTTAATTGGCGACAATTTTAACGCTGCTCTAGTTTCTGAAATTACCATAAGTGTTGATTGTACAGGGTGGGCATCTGTACCGTCTGGCTTGAACAGTTTGCCTCTGAAGATTCCGTTAGAGTAAGTTCTAATGTTTTTGCTCATCGCGCTATGCAATCTTTTTAGCTCGTTTGTAGTTACCTTTTGTTTTGCTATGCGCTCACCTTTAATATCACTTTTGATTACCGAGATAATTTCACTAAACACTCTTTCACAAATTGATGCTTCATTATCAAGCAACAAGAAGGCGTCCGGTCTGTCCTTGGCAAAATTCTTATAAAACCAGCTTTGTGGCCAGCCTCTCATTTTATTTTGGCTAACATCTAAGCCCTCTCTGGGACCGATATAGATAATTGGACACTCAATATTATCATCTAACAAAAGTGGCCACAGCTTATCCAAACGTTGTATGACTGCATTGCCTACTGGTGCTGTTTTTGAGTCTTCAATACACACTATTGGGGTTGTTTTCTTGAACAACACATAATCAGGTGTGCCGGCAGTATTAGAGAGAAAACGATTAGTTAACTGATCGTACATTTTTTTATTAGACACACGATGTACAAAATTAATACGCACATCGGTGCCATCTAACTGTAGGCTAATTGAACGTGTGTAGTCCAGATTTCTAACATATTCATAATTAGTATTTTTAAGAACCCAAGCATATAGATCTGCGCTATCGCAACAGATACTGTAATCGATTACACTATTCACTGTTGTTATCCTGAATAATGTTTAGGTTATCAAGAATAGTGTCAATATCAATCTTTCCAGTATGCAGCCGATATGCTTTAACAGCAGCACGAATCTCATCAGTGTTCAGCCATCCGTTTTCCTTAAACTCGGTACGCAGCTCACGGCGTTGCTCCTTGTATGGCTCCATCGCATCTTCGATTGCCTTCAAAGAGCGGATATATTCTTTTACGTATTGTTGCTTTTGTTTGTCAGTCATCAAAACCTCCTAGTGACTACTCTTAAAGTATAACACTATGGGAGGGGGGAGTCAAGCTTTAACTCTAAAAAGGTGCCAAATAAATTTTCTGACAACATCATCTTTTTGTTCGTCAGTTTCACACTCGGCAAACTTATAGTTGTATGTTGTCTTAACTTGTTGTAGGGCGCCCATAATAACATCTCTCTCTTTTTTAAACCACTTGATTTGCAAGGAGAAGTGTTCCGTAACGTATATGTTATATTTCTTAGCTATTTGAATTAGCTTGAAGTACTTCTTATTGTCCAACGCACTCTTAGCCTTGGAAAAGTCCCAAGACATTTGCTTTTTAAACTCATCGTTAGCCGTAAAGTTTTCGATCCTGTCTGGGTGTAATTGCATTGCCAGCTTTTTGAACATCTTGTGATAATACTCGTGAAGCTCTTTAAACATACCAACTTCGTCTTGCGTTTCTTCAAAAAGCGGCTCTTCCTCTGGTGTATCTACTTTCACAATCTCAGCTGAGCCAGTGTATTCGCTAACCGGGGTTTCTTGCACTTCTTCTGGTTTTACGCCGTACAGATCTGCTATTCGCTCTTTGTTATCTTCGTTTAGTTTATTCAGGTCTATGTTGTTTCTAACGCAAAACTCTCTATAGTATACCTCAAACTCGCCGGCTGCAGTCTTTACGATGTCATCCAGCAAGTCCATCTCTTCGTATAAGTATTCTAGCTCATTCATGAGCCTGCGGTACTTGATTTTCTTAGTCTTAATCATGTACCATAAGTAGTTTTACTTAAAGGTCATTTTAACTGTAGCGTCAATTTTAAGGCTCGGCACACGCAAATGATTGGCTAATTTGTGCTTCTTGCACTCTTTTGCGTCCAAAAACCAGTCTGCGTGACCCTTGTCGTGCACAATATCAAGGAAATAATCCTCATCCTGTCCGCAGTTCTCTGCCATCATGTGGTAAATCTTCTTGTTAAGTCGCTCAGTTTCTTCGGCAGATGCCTTTATCTCTTCCACTTTCCCACGGTCCATCGAACTAACGTCATGAATCATAACAGTTGCATCAGGATCCATGTATCTCTTGCCTTCGGCACCAAAACTAAACAAGATAGCACCACAGGACATCGCTTTGCCTTGTACAATAGTAGCAACGGGAAGGGTGCTGTGTTTAATATCAGAAATCATAGACATCAAGCTGTAAACTTGTCCACCATAGCTGTCAATTATAATGGGAATAACCGTTTGTCCGCTGTTGTGTGCTTTTCTCATTAATGCAGAGAAGCTTTTTGCGGACGCTTCATCAAACTTGTTTACCCTAATAATAACAGGCAAGTCATCGACGAACTTTGGCTCTTTTAAGAGCGGACTAAATTTTTTAATTACTTTCATGTTTATCCTAATAGTTTAAATGTTTTGCCGACTGCATAAGTCGAGAAGCCCCAGTTCTCGTCATACTTAAGACGAGCCATATATGGGCGGTTGAGATGAACAACATCTCTATGGGGCTTAATGCCCCAGCATCGGATTCGAGTCAATTCGTTGTTTGAATCAATAACTTCAACAATCCAATAATCTTTACCATTCTTGGTTTTCTTCGGTGTAATCTTGCGAGGGATGAACCAGCATACCTGCAACTCTTCATCAAACTCAGAGATAGGCGGGATATACTTTTCTTGTAGCTTCTCTACTGTCTCTGTGCTGATAACCAAGTTGATTGGGAAGACACCGGTCAGATCAGTTTTAAACTGAATTACCTCTTCCTCGCTGAAGTCGCCTTCTGGTCTGAACAATTCAATGTTTTCGGAAAACTTCTTGAGGTTCTTTGGTCGTTCCACCACACAGGCAGACCAAAAGTGCTTACGACCTGAGAAGCGGTCATCAACAATATTGTCCAGCGCACCACCTCGACAGAGAGCATCTAAAGCTTTCTTGTTTAGCTTAGAGTATGATACTTCCTCACGGAACAGTAGATCCTCTGCGTTCATGAACGGGCGATTGTCTAGAATCTGCTCGATAGCTGACATGCCCAGACCTTTAATAGAGGTGAGGGGTTGGATTAGAGTTTTGCCATCCTCACTAATCTCCCACACAGTACCAGACTTGTTAACATCAAGAGGGGCGATATCAAATCCAAACTTCTTTGCGATATTAATCGCCTTTTCCTTACGTGTCTCAGGCTCCTTATCCAAGAACGCAGCCATCCATTCTGCTGGGTAGTAGTTCCACAACCACGCACATTGATAAGAAATGATAGAGTATGAAACAGCGTGCGACTTGTTGAAGCCGTAACCGGAGAAGAACTCAAACTTATCCCAAAGTGATTGTGCTTCATCTCTATTAATCTTCTTAGCTACGCAGCCCTTAATGAACTTCTCGTGAAGCTTTGCCTTGTAACTGTTCTTACCTGTTCCCTTCTTGGTCAGCACCTTACGAAGCATGTTGCCCTCGTCGAGCGTCAAGCCACCAAGTTTGTGAGCCAACAGTGCAATCTGTTCCTGGAAAATCAGGAAGCCAAAGGTCTCTTCGGTAATCTCTCGTGCTTCTTCGGATAGGTACTTGATGTAGTGGGGGCTTTCCTTTGCTTCCACATAGTCAGCATCAACACCAGCGGACAGAGGACCGGGTCGGAAGATAGAGGTAATAGCAGACAAGTCAATAATGTTGTTTGGCTTTACCTTGGTGCAGAACTGCTGGGCTCCGTGCTCTGTGAACTGGAAGATGCCTGCCCACTTACCGGGATGAAACACGTTGCGATATACCTCTTGATCATTTAGATCTAGTATGTCAGGATGCAGGTATTCTTCGTAGTAGTCTCGGATCTGTGCGAACGTAGGCTCTTCGACACCGTGATGGCGCTTGAGGATATGATAGATAGCACCCTCCATCATCTTGAGTGTGGACAGCCCAAGCAGATCGAACTTAATGAATCCCATTGGTTCAAGGTGTCGGACGTTCTGACCCTCTGCCCACGGAGCCTGACGAACACCGCCAGAATTAATCAGCGGCATATTCTTATCAAGATTCTCAGCAATCACAACACCTCCGGCGTGCCGGGAACATGAGCGAACTTGACCAACAAGACCCTCAACGTGTGTCTTGACTGCCGGGTGCTTGGCGAGATATTGCCTAAGCGTTGGTGAGAACTCCATGACCTCCTGCCACGTCGGTGCGTATACGCCGGCTTTGATGCCGTGCTTTTGCTTAGCAAGCGGAGTTGCTTCACGAATCATAATTGATGTTACTGTATTGACTTCTGTAAAAGGAATATTATACAGCTTGGAAATGTCCTTGATTAGAGACTTGAGCTGTAATGTGTTCCAGTTAGAAATTGGTGCAACACAATCCTCACCCCACATCTCGACCAGCTTCTCTTTCAGAGACATTGAGTCAGACACATCATAGTCGATATCTGGGTAGTCTGTTGCGTCTGAGCGCAAGAATCGAGAGAATAGAAGTCCGTGCTTGATTGGATCTACCTGGGTAATGTTTAGCGCATATGCTACCAGAGAGCCCGCAGCCGATCCGCGTCCGGGACCTGTGAGCATCATGCCAGTTGCCACGTCCACGATAGACTTCATTGTCAAGAAGTACTTTGAGAAACCTCGGTCATCAATGACATTCAATTCAAGACGCAATCGATCTGTATATTCCTTGTTGGTGTGGAGACCCTTGTCTTTCAAACCCTCTAGCGCATAGTTTACTAGTGCCTGTGTGGCTGTAAACCCTGCGGGAACAACGAATTCGGGGAGGCGGACTGTATTGTCGGGCAGGAACGATTCAATTCGCTCAAAGGCAATTCTGTGTGTTTCCTCAATACTTTTCAAGACCACATCGTCGTCATACTCAAACCCCGTGGATTTAGAGTATTGCTTGTAGCTTTCCCAGATCTGGTCACCATTCTTGGGATACAACTCGTATCCAATCTCCTCAACTCCATCAGGGAGTTCTGACTCTCCCTCTGCCCAAGAAGGTGTGCCCTTACCAAGCCAACCAAGACGCTTGTAAAGTTCACGGTCCTTCCAAGCATCAGGGTTGGGGTAATGGCTATCGGCTGTCGTGACCAGTCCAACGCCAAACTCTTTAGCAACCTGAATAACATATTGATTCAGCTCATGTTGCTCTTTAATATTGTTCCACTGCACTTCGGCATACCAGCGATCACCGAAAATGTCAACCATACGTGCTGTTGTTTCACGCATAGCATCGAGCACGGCTTCGTCGCCGTCTTCTCGGTTCTCCCAGTAGTTTCCGGCATACACCCCACCAAGACAAGCAGAAGAAGCAATGATGCCCTCATTGTACTTCTTGAGTAGTGCATAGTCGATACGTGGGTAGCGATAGAAGTTCTCCGGCTGGTATGACTCAGATACCAACTTAAATAGATTGTTCAGCCCTGTTTGGTTTTGAGCCAACAGAACAAGGTGACGACGGCGCTTGAGGATGCCCTGGGTCTTTTTGCTATCACCCTCATCCTCAACAGTGGCACCTGACTGTGCATCCTTCTTGATTGCACGTGCCTTCTTCTTATCTTCCATCGCCTGATTGTAGGCTTCATGCCATTCAGCAATAGAAGGCGTAAAGTATGCCTCGCAACCAAAAATAGGCTTGAAGTCCTTGCCGGCTTCTTGCATCTTCTTAGCGTGAAGCACTTGATATGCCAGACCGTTCATGTTGCCGTGGTCTGTCAGCGCCAAGGCATCACAACCATTTTCATATGCAAAATCCATATGATCTTGTGGATACCCAATGGCGTCAAAAATAGAGCCTGCTACCGAGTGGGCGTGCAGACCAACAAACTTAATTTTAGAATCAATACGATTCATTTAACCCTCCGAATTAGTATATGGTATTGTAACATGCTGTCGGGGTCTTGTCAACTCATCCAGGGGCTTATTTATCAAATACTCTGAAGAAATATATTTGGTGTAGCCATCCCAGTGCGATACGTCAAAATACCACTCTAATTCAATTTCTGTTCTTTGTTGTGAGCCTAAAGGCTCGTATATATCACTTAAAGTAAAGTGACGAGCGGACCACCTCTCGTGAAGCGGGAGCTTCTGGGATGGATACTGCTGGTTTGGTAAAGGGGGTAAATACTCCCTTGTTGTCTTTTTGTTTATTGCTCTTCGGCATTGTTTAAAGTCTTCTCCTGTCATAGTGAATGGCAGATATTGGTTGTTTACCACACTCTGTCCATTATGAGTAAAAAATAAATTCTTGGTTTTATCGCGAATCAATTTCCGGTGTTGTCTTATAAAGTAGATATCAAAAACCCCAAACGGAAAAGAAATGTAGTATTTTTCCGGTGTTAGCCATTTGGAGATTTTGTGAGAAGTCATATAGGCAGCATGGATGCCTTCTATTATTGACCAGCCGTAACTATCTCTTTTATTTTGATCCTTGGGTTTGATTCCGACGTAATAAATAGGTACCTCTTTCCTTAATTGTGAGTAAAATTTAGACTCTAGGTCTCTTTTGTAATACACGGGGTCATACACCCAGTCGCCAACTGTCTTTCTTATGATTGGTGCGAGGTCATCGTTAGCCACAATCCATATTGTATTACAACCAGCCATAGCACACTCATGCACCGACTTCTGTATCAAATTAAACCCGTCATTGACAGGTAAGAGCAACTCTGGAAATGATACTTCCAGATCTACTTGACAATTGGCAACTGGTATTATGCCGCTAAGGTGAAGTGACATTCAGTAACTCTAAAAATCTATCGGGTGAACCCTGAACATTCGATAGAAGCCGGAGCATGCTCTCTTCGCTGTCGGTGTTAATCTTGATATTATGGTTCTCTGTTGTGAGTCCATCTCGACAGCGGTGCGTTTCGCGTCTGATGCTAGTTGTTCTAAAATCATAGTGCCTAGCCGTACCTTTCTTTGTGTATCCACTTAATTTCCCTCTCATTCCGTTGTCTTTCATAATTTTGAGCACCTTGAAGCGAGCCATCGTTTCTGAGTAATCAAAATCTATTAGTTGCGATTCAGTTAATTTTGATACCGCACAAGCATCTCTAACAGGAGTATTTCCATCAATACGGTCGGAACTATAAAACCATATCTCGCTGATAAAATCATCGCTTGTGTGTATAAAGTCGACTTCATGCTTGCCTCCACTATTGAACGCAATATAATCATAACATATGTAACTATGTTCGTCAAGCTTGTTTTTACGAACAAAGCCGCTGGCGTTAGGATCTCCAAAATAATAACACTTGTCGAACGACGCTTCAAATATCTTTGAATATTCATTTAAACAAACTATAGATTCTTCATTGCATCTAATCGTTTTACACAAATTTGAAAGCGGCGTAAGTCCCTTTAAAGACAAGAGAAAATACAGCCGATCCCATAAAACTTGCTTGCGTGTGCCGACCTCCATCTCGTCGTCAAATGACAATAGTGTTTTTGCCTCACACGGTATACCGATTGGTGTGTGACTAGGAGATAAAAAATCAAATCGGAAAGGTATGTCAGGTTCCGTAAAAAATACCGGGCAATCATTTACATAAGCAAAGATTAGCGCCGATAACGAACTGCCGATAACGATCTTCTCGTATTCAAAAGCCATTTGTATATTATGGCTTACTTTTTATCGCTTGTCAAGTCTCTTTTTCGAAGACCCTTCGAATTGAAGCCGCCATCTTTCCAATTTGGGTGCATTATGTGTTGTCTCTCGCTATAGTGGCGCCAACCTAAAGCATGTCCTAGTTCGTGTTCTAATACTCTCTCTTTTCTACCATTCTTGGGTAATATGAATATTTTAGCCATCACAATCTTACCCGTTCTGTTGCTAGTATATAACCTTGTTGCTGCCATGTGGTTTGCTGAAAATCCCCCCTCTGGCAAAGTTATTATGATTTCGCCATATCTGGGGTTCATACAATCTATAACAAAGTCTTTATACGTATATTCAAATTTATAGCCGAGGCGCTCCCAATATTTTACAGCGTTTTCAACCCGGTACATTGTTAATTGTGTGTTGGCACAGACCCTTACTTTGGGTGGCGTTTCCCATTCAGCTTTCCTAGTCGGCTTACCAATAACAAACGCATCAATCGGCTTTTGCTCCGAGACATAGATTATATTTTGCAATTCTGTACTAGAAATACAGCTCAACAAGAACAGTAAAAGAAACCCCACACAGTATATAGTGTTGTGCGGGCTACCTTTTCAGAAGGATCTAACTTTGATGCCACTTTTCTTTAATATATCCACACCTGAAGTGTCTCTATATGCTTCTCTGTAGATTACTTCATCAATGCCGGCGTTCACAATGGCTTTCGCACATGTTCTACAGGGAGAAAGCGTTAAATATAGTTTCTTTTTCTTCGGATTGTTATAATCTAGCTTAATAAGCGCATTGATTTCTGCGTGGATCATCCCGGATTCCCCCGGATTGCTTGACTCCACCTCATTTGGACCACCGGCATAATTGCCATTATACCCAATCGCTAAAACTTGACAGTTATCTTCAGATACTATAACTGCACCAACTTGAAATCTTGGATCGTAAGATCTTTTTGCAATTGTGTGGCAAAAGTCCATCCATATCTCATCCCATTCTGGTCTCATTCTTCCTCAGTAATTTCGTCGAGTAATTGCTTAATGTCAAGCCCAGCACAATCTATTTTTCGTTTACTTATGTGGTAATGACTAACGAACCCAGAAAATTTGCCGTAAGCAACTTCTTGTTCGTATTTAGTTGATGTGTTTCCAAATTGATTAACTGGAGTTTCGTATGGGATGCCAGTCGCAGAATGTACAGCTTCCCACAATGCCTTAAGCGCTTCAATTTGTTGTGGGTAGAACCCGGTAAATGGATCCAACTTTTCACCATGAACCCAGGCATCCTCCACAATCGGTCTTTCACCAAAACCATTCTTCTTGTACCAATTTTGATATCTTGGATAGTAAGCATTGGTGATCTCGACACCAACAGAAGCTCTATTAGTGCGCTCTGTGCCTGCGTGCCAAGCTGCGTGTTGCATATCCATAGTCTGGTATATTGTTCCGTCGTTGTCAATTAAGAAATGGACCGATATGCCACGCTTTTCTAGAATATTATGACAAGATTCTGAACTCAGGCATACATCCCAATGATTTACGAAATACCTTATCGGTCTTGTGGGACGCGCGGAGTAATCGTAGTATTTACCGCTAGTTGTCTGCATACCACCATCGTCACTCCATAAAACAAACTTATCCCAGTTTATCGGGTAGTAGACTCCATTATATACTATAGACTTGGAATATGAACTACCAGTGTTCTTGCAATATTCACCAACTACGTGTGGCTCTTGTCTTTCAGTCCACAATCTACGGAATGTTGTGGGACCGCAGAGACCGTCAGCTGGTATGCCTTTTTTCTTTTGCCATTTTTTAATAGCCCTAACAAGCTTATCATCAAAATATCTTTCGCCAAACCAAGAGGGCTCCCAACCAAGTTTTTTGGCGGAAGCCTCATTGTAGAAATTTTTGTCCATTTAATTAAACCTCTAGGGCTACAGTACCCCCACGACATAGTTTTCTAATATTATATTATAAGTAGTGTTATTTATTACAATTTCTTCGATCATCGATGAATCGACAACGATTTTACTACCTACTAGCAAGTCGAATTTTACATCATCAGATTTCTCCAAAACACGGACAACGGAGTGCTTTTGTTGTTCCGGCTGATAATCTTCCGGTAAAACAATTAGCGACTTCTGTTCATCTGTTCGCTGATCTAAATCAACTAAAATGTGTCGGTTTACTGGTTTAAACATTGTTCCTCCTAAATTTCACAAGTGTCGTTTGTACAGAATTTTGTACCCGAACCACCCTCTTCGTCGTCGATTCGAGTGATGGGGCTAATCTTGGATGACATCTCTTCGTACTTCTCTTTTGTAATAGATTCGTACGGAGCTTGCACATATCCCGTCTCTTCGTACTTCAGGAAAGATACAGCCTTAAGTCTTGTCTCATACATTTCTAACGCGCTCCGAATCTGATTCGCCTCGCTTCCCTTAAACGAGACCGTAACAGACACTGCGTTATCCGCCCAATAATTTTGATACTGGGCTGCAATCTCAAGCTGCTCCCACATTGAAACATCTCGTTTTCCCTTTTCAAAGTGTGGTTCCTTGACAGGGAACTCAACAACAGAAGTGTTCGGAGAGTATTGATCATCTTCAACATTATAACCTGCTTTAATTAAACTTTTAAGAACTTTTGAAGTATTAGAGAATCTAATTCGTCTAATGTAATACTCGTCTTCTGGAAAGTGAATTCCTGGAGTAGAACCATTCAAGAGAGAGACCGTGCCTGATGGCTTAATCGAGGTCATCTTAATGGACTTTGGAACACAAAGCCAATTTGAATACTCGGTGTCTAGTTCCTTAACGTAGCCGTATGCATTGTCACACCAATCAAGCATCGTTCTACGACCATGTTTGTTGAATGCCTGAATGATACCAGACTGTGACAATCCGATGCGTCGGTTCTTGAGCATCTTAGCGTTAGTTTCTGGCCAGTGTGTATTAACAAGTGTAACAGTCTTGCCGTATAGGTACGCACACTTAAGCGTCTTTACATAGTCTTCATAATCATCATGCTTGGCTGGAAACGTTTCGACGAGGCAGCACATCTCAGCGTTGTGAAGACTTTGCTCAACACAAGGGTTAAAGCCAACGACCTCCGCATCATCGTAATTAACACCGTCCTTAAATCGCCCATATGCTCTCGCATTCTCAAGCCAGATCGTACCAGGCTCACCGTTTTCTTGAGATTGTTCAGCATGCCAAGTGTAATCCATACCAACAGTAGCGTTGTAGGAGTTGTTAGAGCCCCAGCGATGATGGTACAACTTTTCTTGATCATTCTTCATTTCAAGATAGCGGAAATCGTCTGCATCACCGAGAGCGAGTGCAGCAGAGCGGCGTACATTTCCGGACACCACACAGCGACCAATCAAGTTCTCAATATCAACAATATCCACAGAAGTGATGGCTTCACCAATCTTGTCTGAGAAAAGTTGCGTTAAGTTTTCATGAAGCTCGATGAGTGGACCGGGACCGCTTGAGGTGCCGCCAAAGCCGCTAATTAAAGCGCCCAATGGTCGAATAGCAGAGTAGTCAAACTTAGGAACCTTGTGTCCGAAAAAGAAACCATTAAGAAGTGTTTGTACGGAATTAACCCACCCTTCTCGTGAGTCATCAATCACAAGCACGTCGTTTGTATATTCTGGCTCTTCGAACGTAATCGTGCCAGCACCCTTCGTGTCAAAACCGACACCAACACCAACCATTAGAGCATCCATAATCCAGCTGAAGATATATCCGCCCTTAGTGGAGAGATCTTGAGTTGATCTGAAAGCGCAGTTAAACAGGGCTGCTCCTGTGCGCTCTTCAACAAATTTAGTCCCCATCATCCACAGTCCACGACCGGGCGGTGTCCACTTAAGATTGAATAATCTATCAAATGCATCCTTGGCAGTTTTTTGTGCTTTATTGTCATTCCACTCCAGACCAAGTCTAACAACATGCTGTTTTTGCATGTTGAACATGCCTTCAATAACACGACGGCAAGTTTGCCACCATTCTTCGGACCCCTTTGCCTCTGGATCAAACTCGCTAAGACGGCGAGCGTATGTGCGTTTAAAAGTTACGTAGCCGAGTGGACCCCATGGGACTTCTGCGGTTGTATATGGCTCAATAAAAGAATCAGATAATCTGAATCTGCGGATGTTTTCGATAGTTTTCATTTTGATGTTCCTTTAAATTTTTGATACTTCGATTGTAAGTAAGTTCTCTGCATTTTCGGTGTTAACGCCACCGGACTTGTTACCACTGCATTGGCTGCTGTGGCTGTGACTGCGTTTGTTTTTGGCAATACTCTAATCTTAACGTTAGAGGTATCCATAAATATATCATAGACCATCCCATCGGGTCCATTTCTGTTCTTGGCTATGAAAATTTTCCCAGTGTTATTCTGCTTGTCGTCGATTGTTCGTGAGACAGAGAAGATGAAGTCTGCAACAAAGCATTTATTAAATGCTTCAGAAATTTGCTCCATTGTGATCACCTCTGCATTCAAACCGGAGCGGTTAGTCTGTGATGCAGTCCATATAGGGCAACCAAACTCTTGCGAGATGGCGCGTAATTCTTCGTAGATAGATTCAAGCTCATTTCGCTTCTCTTTGCGCACTACCAGTGGTTTGAGAAGATCTGCATAATCCACAATAATCATACCTGGCTCGATACCTCTTTTGATTAGCTTGTTTAAGTGATTTCTGATTGTACCAGTTGAGGCTGATTTTGTAGGATATTCTTTAACAATTAATCTACCGTCTAAATCTTTAATCTTTTCGTAAATCTCTTCCTTAAAAACTGAGAGTTCAGAGAGGGGATATTCTGTGATACAGCTATCATATCGCTTTCCAATAACGGTATCTTGAAGTTCTAGAGTGTAATGAACAACAGTCTTGCCTTCCATAACTGCGTTGGATCCGAGATGAACTAAAACCATTGACTTGCCGGCACCTGTCGGTGCAACGACCACTCCAAGCTCAGATTTGCCTAAGCCCCCACCAGTCATATCATCAATCTGCTTCCACCCGGTCGTCACAGGACCACGAAACTTTGGCTTATATCTTTCTTCGAAATCTGCCAGGAAATCGTGACCAAAATTGGACTCTGAACCAAGCTTAAGGGACTCGTTGATAACCTTCGAGATCTCGTCAAAAGAACAATTCTGCAGAAGGTCAACTGATTTAAGCATAGCCTCTTTTAAGTTCTGCTTTCGACAGAATTCAAGAGACTGCTCCTTGATGTATTCAGAACCATCGACCTCAGTATTGCGGATCTTGGTAAAATATTCTGTTATCTGCTGGGAAAGGACTTTATCTTCTTTCTCAAGCTCGGTCTGCAGAATTGTGTCGATGATTTGTTGTGATGGGTGTTTAGCGTACCGGTCCCTGTAATCAACGATCTTAGAAGTAAACAGTCTAAGGTATTCAAGCTCCAAAAAGTTAGTATCTAGAACTTCTAGTATCTGGTCTGCAAACGGTCGGTCATCCAGGATAAGATGTACTAGATCCTCTTGGAAACTTTTACCGTATTTGCTGAAACTTGGTTTGTTAGACAATTGTACCCTCCCGGTGATTATAACTGGTTATTCGCAATAATGCAAGTCAACACGACAATAAAATTTTATTGAGGTGTGTTTTGAGATCTTCCCAGTTAAGTTCACCGAAACCATCCTCGGTCATAAGTGAGAGTATCTTAGTTTTGTTAAATGTGCAGTCAAAGTTTTCAATGGACTCACGTACAAACTTTTTAGCCTGAACTGAGAGTAGAGGTGCGTATAGCTGCATCATTTTATAATTATGCGAGATAACCTCTTTCCCCTCGATGATGTTGCTAAAAAACTTCAATTTGCTGTCCGCTTTTTCACAGAAATCTACTAACTCGTTGATAGTATAGTCTTTTTCCGAAGCGAGAAAAGACAACCTTTTTTTGACCGAAACCAGTCCGGCACCTTTGATCCCTGGTAGATTGTCTGAGGCATCACCAACAATCGCTCTTGCTAAAGCCATGTTCGTTGGATGGACGCCATATTCCTCAATAATACGCTTCTTGTTCATCAGCTGATCGCTTGTCGGACGGTACACAACAGTCTCGTCATCACATAGCTGTAGGAAGTCCTTATCATTGGATATAATGACCTTTTGCCAGCCATCGTAACGCTTCATTCTAGACGTAAACGAGATCACATCGTCCGCCTCAATTTCAGGTAACATAAGCTGAATGATTGGCATCTCGTTGAAGTAATCGACAACGCGAGATTGTTGCCATATTTTATTCATTACGATCTGGTCGTCTGTAAGGTTGTGTACTGACCTGTTTAGTCTCAAGGGCTTTCTGCCTTCTTTGTAGCTCTTATCGATGCTCTTCCGCTTAGCCGAACCATTTGGACCATCCCAGACTACTAAGATTTCATCTGGTTGTGTCATCCGCACTAGCTTTTGCATAATCTTAATCGTGCCCTTGATGCCGCCGATTGGATCTCCATTCGTTGACAAAGAAGGATCCACAATATACGCTCGAATAAACATGTTTAATGCGTCAATGATTATGACGCGCTTTCTTTCAGTACTCATAAAAAAACCCTCCGATTGATTGTATTATAACCAACCGGAGGGTCAAAGTCAAGCACTTTTATTTATTCTTTTACTGGCACCGAAATGTCTTCCGGATCCTCGTAATAAGTGCTAGCATCGCCTTGTCGCTTATCAAACTTCTGCACAATCTCTTCATCCATAATCTGAATTACTCTGTTCTTGAACTCTTCGTCTGAAGTTACAAGGCTCGTCCATTTTGAAGGTTGGAACTTCTTAGTATATCCGTCGGGCATTGACAGTGTATACCAAGCTCCTGCTGATGAAAGGTGTTCGCAGCCCTTAATAGCATCGAACCACGATTCTTCATCACGAATTCCAACATCTTCAGTCCCCCACATGATACGGAAAGCACACGACCTGCCTTGAGTGCCAAAACGGGATTTCTCAAGCTTTACCTTAACTTCGGAGCCAATACGGAAACCCTTTTCATCTTCGATAAATGCTGACTTAGCCTTTCGACCGGTCAACCAAATACGAAGTGAATAAGCATAATGCATTGCCTTACCACCAGGGGTGATATAAGGTGTAGTCATAGCGATTTGTCGCGCCATCGGACCTTGTGGGATGTTTGTCTTCAATTGGTTCAATACAATGAAAGTTGCGCGCTTATCAGCAATGGGAATAACCAACTTGGACATACCCTTTGCTAAAATACGAGCCTTCACTGCCATTGAAGACTGCGGGTTGAAGTCTCCTTCAACATCTGAAATTGATGGTGTAAATGCCAAAGAATCCCAGATAAATACAAGCTGTTCGTCGGTTGCTCCAAGAAGTTCTTCAATAGTCTCAAGGACAAACTCCACAGAAGACGCTTGAACGTACATTAAACGCTCTAGGTCGCATCCTGCTCGCTCCAAGAACATCGGGTCGATGGCAGACTCCGAATCGAAGTAAACGACCATCTTGCCCGCTTTCTGGGCGTTTGCTGCAATCTGCACAGCCATGTATGATTTACCAGTTGCTTCAAGTCCGGCAATCTCGGTGATCTTGCCAACCGGAATACCGGCAACTTTACCCTTACAAATAATAGAATCCAACCAACGTGATCCCGTTGGAATCCATTCCTTAACAGAAGTCGGGTTGTCTCCTGTTAAGTCGTGAGCCACATTCTGACCCGCTTTCTTATTTACTAGTTTCATTAGGTCTTGCATATTTACACGACCTGCCTTTGCTTTCGCTTTAGCCATTTTGGCTCCTCTTAGTTGTTTGTTATAATACCACTGTATATTAGTGGAGTCAAGTATTATTTATACGCCAGCTAATTTATATAAAGCTGGACCTGTTTCAAGGTAGTTCCTCATTAGAACACCATACTTTTTTGAACCCCCGGACTTCCCTGAAGCCCTTTCCACTTTTGCCCTCATTTGCACAAGGACGCTTTTATTTCCCGCCGCGTCCTCGTATATGATTTGAATCTTGGGATAAGAGCCGGAAGTGTTGATAATGGGGTATAGGTTTGCTTTTTCCATCTCGGAGTAAAACTTTTTACCAAATCTCGCTCTCTTAAAGCCACCGGGTAAAATTTTCACCAACTCAACAAACTCTGATTCTGGTCCAACAGCGCCAGTCTTTATGTAGTCCGCTAATAGCTTGACAAATTCAGCCTCAAATTTATCATCTCGTAGCTTCGATTCTAGAGTTTTGTACGCTTGCTGGTATATCAGGCTTGTCGCATTAGAAGCCATTTGCAGGTAGCCTCCAGTATTGATCTCTTCGCGTGAGGAAAAGGGCTTGCCGGCTGGTATACCGTCAACGATACTGTTGTATTCTTGCTCGGCGCTTGATACGTCAATACCAAGAGGCTCCCAAAAGGCTTTTTGAACCTCAAAAGCTTTCCCGGTCTTTTGAGCAAATTGTTCGCCGCCCTTTACTTTCAACGACAGTTGGTTTCTTAATTTGTTGCCATCTACGATTATCGATATGTCTACCTTGGTTCCTTTTTGATCCTCTGTTCCCGCTGCTTTTACCAGTATGTTGTTTGATTTTTTGTTCGATGCGAGACGTGTTGCAAACTTGTGCATCGGGGGGCTATTCACATAGCTCACGGCTCCTTCATACTCACCCTGCAAACAAGCTAAAAGATTCCTGTCCACAAGAGCTTCAAAAGGGCGCTTGGGCATTGAAATAGAGAAACTAACAGTATCTTCGTGTTCATCACTGAAGTCAGGAACCACGTTGCTGACAACGGTATTCATATCCTGAATACTTGCCACCTGAGCGACAACATCAGACACGCTTATCATTTCTATTTTACCGTTTACTCTCTTTGAAAGTTTAGCAGCGATGGCAGCAGCCACCACACCTTCGGCAATATCGCCTCGATTTGGTAACTTGCATTTTTGTTCTGTCAGGTATAAATCCCAACTCTCTATAATCTTTTTCATTTGCATTACCCCTTAATTAGTATCTCAGATGACTGTTTACTCTTGTTCATACCATAAGTCCACTGAGCTTCGATAATTTCGTAATCTTTATACATTTCTCTTATCTCCGGGCAGTCATTATACGACATAAGCCATTGACCGCGGTTTGTCAAGAGTGAATGTAATCTTTCATGATCAAACGAGTTGTGTAGATTGCCATCAACACCATATAGCGAGTTTTGTGAACCCTCAAGCATATAAGGAGGATCAAGATATAAAAAAGCCCTTGGGTGATACTCGATGGCATCACCAAAGTCAGCGTAATCTACTCTAAAGTTTTTACGCTTAAAATCTCTAAGTCTTTGGACAGACGAATCAGTGAATCTCGCGTATGAGGCTCTCTCAGACCACCCCCCGCTAAAAGTAGCGCCAGAGAAACTTGCTCTATTAATAGCGTAATACTTTGCTGCTCTTTCGTAAGAGAACATAAATGTATCAGTCATCAGGTCTTGACGATACTGGCGGAACGACTCCTTAGAACAGCCGGTAACCGTTTCACCGCTTCTAATTATATACTGTTCTCGCAGGCTCTCTACTTCGTCAGCTAAGCGTGTATTATTTTCACACAGAGCCATCCAGAACCATACAAGCTGTTTCATCTTGTCGTAACCAAACACTTCAGTGCCACGGTTAGCTAAAGCAAGCTCTACCGAACCACCCCCGAAGAATGGAGAGCAAACACGCTCGACACTTTCGGGGATATGAGGTAGGATATGCTTAATGGCGCGCGATTTACCGCCAGGATATCGCAATGGTGTTTTCATCAAGCCCTCAAAAAAATGGCACACATTAACCGGTGTGCCAGCGGCTGCAGCTACTCTGTTACAGCGTCGGTAGCTGTGGTTTCCGTTGTGGGTGTGGGGGTATTTTCCTCTACTGTGGAAGTTGTGGCTTCCTCGGTAGAAGTGGTAGCGGAAACCTCGACTGTGGTGGTCGCCTCCACTGTTTCGGCAGCAGGCGTGTTTTCACTTACTTCCTCTGCTGCTGGCAGCTCAAAACTGCATTGTCCGTAAGTGGTGGCAACGACAAGCGCTCCAGCCACAAAACTAACTTGCACCTTCCAGCGTGCTAACATTGACTTCAACCATTCCATAATATAATCTCCTTCTTTATAGAATAATGCGGCACCCTATTCCTAAGCCGGGGTGCCAGCGGCTATCTAACAAGCTACTTAGTTGCCATCAATTCATCAAAAGCCGCATCTACGGGATTGACAGTGGGCTCTGTGTTATTATATTTGCTCGTCTCGGTGGAGCGAGACTCAGCGGAGGCACCACTCGCCAATTGCTCATCTAGGATGGCGTCAATTTGTTCGGGGGTTAGACGCTCGAAGAGTGAGTCAATATCGGGGATGCCGTCTAGGAGGGCGGGGATGGCCTCAGTGTCCTCCAGTAGAGCAGATGTGTTTCGACGCATCTTAAGGCTTGTTTGTGGGTATGCACCCGGCGTTGTTGGCTTTGTGTAAACCAACGAAATGTCAGTTCCTTCAAGAGTATCAGTGATGTCCCCGTATTCTGGGTCCAAGATGTATCCGAGAAGCAACTCATAAGCTCTCTTACCGTAGCCATAAACCTTTACTCCCTCAGCTTCGCGTCCTCGGACGACTACTGGTGAGAAGTAACGTGCACGTACAAAGAGAGACTTTGCAAGCTTTTTGGATTCTTCGTCATTTTGATCACTTCCTTCTCGCCAAAGCTGAGAAGCAAAGTCACAAATCGGACAGCGCTCACCATAGTTGCGCTTAGGACATGGAATACCGCCCTTGTGATCTCCAACGTTATAGTGGAAATACATTTCCTTAAGGGGGTCTCCGTCTGCGGTTGGTACAATCCGAATAGTTTGGTCGCCCTCATCAGGCTTAAACCATACGGAGTTACCATCCCCCTTATCCTCGCCACGAAGTTGGGCAAGTTTCTTTCTCATTAGTTCCATGTTGATTGACATTAGTTTTTTCTCCTATTTGTTTGTGTAAAGTATATCGAGCTTTCCTCGATACCTAATGTATCACTCTTGCTCTAGCTTGTCAAGAGTATTTTGTTGAATTGCGTTTGTGTGGGCAACGCAGAACCCAAAGTCTTGTAAGTGTGTCTCCCAAATCCCGTATGAAACCTTGCGATATGCATTTCTTGGCTTCTCTTTTAGGAGATCGACGATTCGCTTATGTAGTCCGCTTTCCTTCTCTAATCTGTCTTGATTTATGCATATATAATAACACGTCTCTCGCGGGATGTCAAGGCTGAAAAGCCACTTTTCTGACAAAGTTTCCGCATTGAGAATACCGATGGTACGGATTCTGTTAATGTCCGATGGCTTAGCCATTTGACCAATTTCCGGCTCGGTGTGATTGAAAAAATTAAGGTAATGCACGCATGAAAAGATAGTGTGATTTAACTTCTCATAATAGTTCTTTATAGATAGACCGGTGATACTATTTTCGATTTCCAAATTCGACAAAATAGTCAGAGATTTGAACAGTCCCGATCGGGCATATTCTTGCAATACGCCAAATAGCAAGTTTTCTAGCAGCTTTGGAACGCCCGTGAGTAGTTCTACATCTGGCTTAATATAAAAGATTTCCAAGTTTTTGTCTTTCATCTGCTCTAGAATGCCAAGCGTGTAACTTGAGCTGTGTGAAGAGCCCACTATGAACACTTGTACCTTGTCATTTAGCTCTTTGAAAAACTTGGACAAATCAGGAATATTTTCTTCGTACTTTTCTGGGCTATCATAGCTCTTAAGGACGCGTGTATATTTCGTGTTCTTGTAGTTGCTGCCAAGTTGATACACTTTATAGTTATTATTCTGCGACTTGAAGTTCTCTGCGATTGCAGATGCAGCATTGCCTATTCCTACAATTGAAATCATAGATTTAATACTCCAATATCCATATAGTCTTTACCAGCCTTAAGATTTGTGACAAACTTGTCAAGTTTGTTGTTTGAGAAGATGTCTTTAATCTCAGGAATAAGATATCTCTCTTCATCGGGAATGTCAAGCACAATTTCATCATGTACGATATGTGATACGAATGAGCGTTTATCTTCTAAAAATTTGTCAATAGCAACGGCTCGATCATTGACCAAATCGGCAGTTGTGCTTTGTACAATGTAATTGACTGCCTTGTACGCATCCACCTCAATCTTTCGACCAAATACAGTTTCAATATGTCCATCGCTGTAATATTTGTCTAAAAGCGCATCGCGGTCGTAAAGCGATTCTTCAATCTTATTGGAATCTGGGTTGTACAGCCATGAGAAAAAGAACGTCTTTGCGGATTCTCGGGATTCTACTCCTTTGTCTTTAAACACGTTCATAACATTCCATTCGTGCACGTCGCCAGGAGGCTGCTTTTCGCCTAGAAGAGACAATACAGTGCGAGCCTCGGCTCCATTGTAATCAAGTGAAATAAACCAATCGTTTTGTGGTTTGACTAGTGCACGTAAGTCCTTTTGCATCGTAAGAATAGGGAAAGAGCCTGGATATGTCGACAAGCGCCCTGTTCTAGTTCCAAAGATGTTGTAATCAATATGCTTGGGTCCATTAAGTAGCTTTTGTGCTGCTTGGCGGCTTCTTGACGAAGTAAACAGTCCGCGGGCATCTTGGGTGTTTAGATTAAGGTTCTGATATCTCATCTTATAAAGCAGTTTTTCCACTGCTACAAGATGATCGTAGATTACAGGCTTTTCGTAGTTTTCAAATACGTGTTGGGTAATTTGGTTTTTCATCTCCAAGAACGAAACAAGAAAATCATGTGGCACCAAGTCAAAGAAACAGTGGTCTCGAAAGTTAATTTTTGCTATCTCAAATGATTTCTTGTAAGCATTCATCTTCTTTTCGAATCTAGTCAGTTCTTCGATAAGGTGTTCAGGGCAACACTCTTTTAATGTCTTGCCTACAGCGCGAAACCACCCATATTCAATAGACTCGTCTTGTAAAAACCCCGAATATCTCCAAGTCCTCATATTTGCTAACGAATCCGGAAAAGTGCCCTCATCAAAATTTAGCCGGCCATCGTGATAGATGCCGACACACTCTTTTTTATCATCTAACGCTTGAAAATACACTATTTCCTCAAATCATCTCGCCTTTTTTGAATATACCCCAAAGAGCCGGAATAGTCAAATGTTTTGTTTAACAATTTTTCAAAAATGGTAATCGCCGATACCGTTCCCTCGATTTTTGACAAAGCTATGGTGTCCCGTATTAGTATATTCCTTTCGTATTTAGTAAATTTGCTCTCTTCTTCTAAGAATCTAATTGTTAGGTACAACTCCAACAGGTAGTCATCTCCGATCTCAGCGACAAAATCATTATATTTGTAGCTTTTAACCTTATTGATGACCGCCCTTGTGCCATTATAGTGATTTTGGGTTGTTGTAACGATCGTCTTGGGTTTGTTATCTGAATATATGTTGTATAGGAACAGTTTAAACGTGTTGAAGTACGAATCTGCAACCGAATCGTAACAATTCGCTATAAAAAGCTCTCCCGAGCTTATTGCCGGGCTGTACGCCTTCATTTTTTCAACCATGTTTACTGAGTTGATATCTGCAATAATTCTGTTCGGCATATTACAGTCTACCATAAACCCGTATGTGTTACAAGCATTTAAAAAGAAATCCCAATTTTTACTTTTGTAAAACTTATCGTATTTGGTTTTATCATCATTAGGGTCTAACTCTGCTAATTCAATGACGAGTCCATTGATGCTCATTGGGCATTGTCTACTTTTGACAAAAGCTGGATACGTTATGACTTTATTTTTTAGATAACTTTTTATGTAAGGCATTATAACATTCACAAATTCAGTAAAGTTATGAAACTTTAAATTATTGTCTGATATAACATTGCCGACTGCGATTGAAAATGATTGAGTATAGTTGTAGAATATCTCTTTTGGATCCAAGTATGCTGCTGTTGGGACTAAGGTGCTTAGAAAGTCTTCATCGGCGCTTATTTCTCCAGTGGCAAGTTTTAATTTGAATTTGTTTTCAAGCTCCGCGAAGGCATCAGCAACAAAATTAAACACACGATTAGGATTAGGCGTGCTTGTTTTAAGGTTCACTATTTCAAGATATTGGCTGTTTGGCACAATAGGCTGGAAGTATCGATCAACGCGACCATAGAGTCGCTTCTCGCCATAATTAAAATCAATTAAATTGCCAAGCTTGGACCTAGAAACAGTCTTAAACATCTGTTTTTTCTTAAAAAGATCTTTTGGGTTTTCTTTATCATCTTCAATAAAAAATCTACTCATTGTTTATTCCTATGCCCCTTTTGGTCCGTTGTTGGCTGAGCCTTGATTCCCCTGATTAGGGTTAGAGACAGCTTTGGAGTTAATTTTACCCGTAATATTCTCAACTTCTTCTACAGTAATCTCAGCTTCGGAGTTATCAAATATGGCTTTGAATAAACCAACAGCACTGTCTACAATACCGCCGAATAACGATTCTGATACTGTGCGCGCCTGCTGTACTGTGGAGTTTTCACCATTGTTATCTGGACCCTCTTCTGCAGACTTACATCCGCTATATCTGTCGTTATTTGATTCGTTAGGAGCGGCGGTTGGTTGCTCTTCTGTCTCTGGCTTCTTTCTCATTTCTTCATCTGTATATTTGTTAGCTGTTGGCTGCCACTGAGTATTGAGCGTTGTTTCGAACCTACCCTGCTCAAACGAATGATGAACCGCATTTACAAAAAAGAAACCACCAACGCCCAGCATATCCTGTGTAAGTTTTGACATTCTGGATCTGGTCTCCGCACTTAAATAGCTAGTTACGCTGTTTGGGTCGATGTAGATATATTGTCCAACATGTACATTTAAGTTAAGGTACATGGTTAATGTCGCATCAAAAATTTGCGTTAATTGTGCCAGACCGTCTTGCGAGCCATTTACACCTGACATGAAGCCTGCTTGCATGTCTTTATTTTCTAATCTGGTAAAGCTTATTTCTTTTAAGACTCCTCGATCTTTTCCAAGCTGATAAACTCCAATACCCATGTTGGCTAATTGATCTGTGGTTTTTGGTATTGCAAATGGCGATCTTGGTTCATGAAAAATTAGGTAATCAAATCCCTCTTTTTTGCTTTTATTTAATATTTTATTAGAACTAGTTTTGATTAGTGGTCTATATTCATTACCTACAAGCTGATATACCAGGGATTTGCGACCTGCTGCTTTAGTGTCCGAGTGCCTTAAAAGTGTCAAAGGATCAGTATCATACTCACTATGGCTCGATTTATAACCAAACAGACTCGTACGGTCATATATTTTATTCATACCAAGATTCCCAACATCATTATATTTTGTATTGCCGCGCAAAAAAACTTTAACATAGTCTTTTATAAAATCAGTGATAAATTCAGCCAACGGGTATCTTAGTCTTTTTGATCCTTCCATTTCACCTACAAGCCACTCATTAAAGTGTCTTAAGGGCACAGGGATATCGCCTAGGCTGCAAACGATTTCGTTTTCAGAAAAGAAATCTTTTACGGTGGTTGGTCCGAGAACGACTCTGAATTTTTTTAGTTTATCAGCATTAATCATGATATTGTTAATAACGCTGTTGGTTTCAATTTGTGTGGGAATATCACGCGCGGTATCTTGGCTAATACCCAGGAATTCTGATGTTACTTCAGAGCCTTCTTCTGAGCCAAACACATTTAACATCTCCTCTATGTGAGGCGCTATATTTTCTTTTCGATATATTGTCGTTAAATTGTCTAAAATTATGTTAATTAAGTCACCTACGTAAAAATATGGTATTTGATTTGAGTTAGGGTCAACAGCACAGTCTCTAATCGTGCTTTGAGGTGGTGCTTTTTCCTCCATATCGTTTTGCATTGACTTGGCTTGTTTATTCGGATTTGAAATATTTGTGTATGCTGAGCCCAGTGCGCCGGCTTTGAATCCGAGGTGTTCCTCGATGAAGGATGTGAGCGGAATGCGAGTGCCCAAGGCTGCCTGCATGATCCCTTTTCCTGCAAGAACACGAACTTCGGCGGAGGATGGAATGTTCCGGGCCGGGTCGCCATCGTCTTCCTCTATTGTATAAGAATTGAAAACATCATTAAAAGCGGTCATTACCTCTGGTGCGATATTAATATAGTATATCTTACCTCTTTTGCGTAATTCTTTGTTTATGTTTGTTATCCTCTTACGATATACTTTGTTTCCCTTCGCAACCTGCGATTCTTTGAATTTTGTAGCTTCTTTTGCCCCGCAATCCTTTGTGATAGCATTTGCAGCTAATTCAACACGAAGATCGCGCAACACGTCGTCTGTCTGCATAAACACATCAAATTGAACAGGGCTAGAAAGAGTTGTATCTAGATAACCTTTAAACTCAATAGTCAGCGTGACAGACCCATCTTGTTGAAATTCAAAATTGTGTCCGTGCGGTTTCAATTTAACAGTAAGTGCAGTTGTATCTGCTGTCAAGCCGGGTATGCCGGCGGAGGTGGCCAATCCGACGTCAGCCACAATTTCAAAACCTAAATCGTCAGTGTGCCCCTTCGGTATATTATTGCTTAAACCTTTAGGGGAAGTTGTTTTGTAGGCTAAATCCATAAATCGATATTCAAGATCTTTGGATTCCCCAACACCATTTCTAACACTCAAAAAAGACTCCATAGAAGATCCATATAAGATTAAGTCGCCGCTTACTAAAGTTTTCGCTGTAGAGCTGTCAGTGCTTAGAAAGGACATATTAAACGTTTTAATTCCAACTCCGTAGCCTCGCTGTCGACCTCTTGACGACATCATCGCCTCAAGCTCAGATTCTCCCATGCCGGCAGTTTCAAACGCAAACTCCACTATTTCTTCTTTGCCATCTTTATGAAAAATTTTATAAAATCTAATTCTTGATGCTAGATTGGATAAATCCTCCGGGTATGAGTCAAGGTAGCGTTGAAGATTAGGGGCTGCAGTCAAGTAATTTACAAAACCACCAGGATCTCCTACACATTGTATCACGGCATTGGTTTCTGGGCTGTCTTCGCCCTCTATGTAAGCATATGGTAAGCCAGATTTGATTGATCTTATAGTATTAGACATGACGTCATCTGGTTTTTTGTCACCATCCACATCATCGAGCTTATCAGGAGGAGGCTCATCAAGATCAAAATTCATTTTTTCATTTCTTAAATTTATCAAGTTGTATGCATGCATTAAGATAAACGTCTGATCATCAAAACCTCGATATTCCGGAAGGTCTGCTCCATTGGATTCGAAGAACTCGGCAGCGCTCATGGGCTCTTTTTCTAAAGCATCTTTAGCTGCCTGTACCTCTTCGGTCGGATCTGTTGCGACAGAACCACCTTGGGAGTCGTCTGGAGCCGCTGCAGACGGCGGTGTTGGCATAGGGGGCGGTGCTGCTATTAGATCAGGCACACCAGTCACAGGATTAACGCCAGGCATTTTGTCCGGATCAAAGGGAAACACCGTACCATCGACTACAGTAGGTGTGGTTGTCTCAACAATTTCTCCAACAAGACTTTGGGGACTGAATGGTCCGCCGAGAAGATCTAAAGTACTAGACATAATATAAGTTTACCTAATAATCCAAGTTTAACACATCTAAAACTGCATTTAAGCTAATCGGAATCTCAATCATATCGCCAAGCGATAAATCAGCTTCTACTGGTACCGCATTGTACCATGCAATAACCCACCAAAAACTTGAGTCTCCATAATACTTGTCGGCTAGCTTGTAATAACGGTCACCAAGAACCCATATGTGAGAATCTGACGCTATTCGGGTTCTCTCTTCTACGGTGGGATTCTTAAGTATAGGAGTCGCGTAATGATTGGCAATTTTCAGCTTACGTTTACCTCTGAGGTATTCATAATATTCTAAGTTATTTCTAAACTTTTTAGTCGATGAGTATCTTCCCATTTTAAATCTCCTAGTAATCCTCTTCTGGTATCGTGGTTGGTCCCACTCCAGTTCCACCGCCGATCAGGTCTAAACCTCGACCAAGCGTCTTTACACCAATTCTTTCAAGGAATCTATTCTTTTGTGCTGCTTGCATATCCAGTTCTGCTTGGTTTCGTCTTTCCTCCGCAATTCTAGCGGAGATGTCCGCTGGGTTTTGGTCTCCTCCAACCGAAGTAGCGTCACCCGGAGGCGTTTTCAATCTAACCTTATGGGGAAAACTAGAAGCTAGCGGCTTTCCATCAGGTCCCCAACCAAGCGTTTCTTCATGAATTACATCAAAGCCCAAGGTAACACTTAACGACTGTGGTAAGACCGTGTTTGCTGCTTTTTCAAACATTTGAATTTTTTGTAAATCTGAACGGTAACTAACGCTACCAATAGCAGCTAATACACCATTTTCAGGCATAGGAGATGTCTGGTAGGCACCTAAAACTTGTGATAGTGAGTCGTTATCCCCGCCGAGTGCTTGTTGGATGTGATCTGGTGTTGCGCGCTCTTTTGTTATTAAGTTCATCATTTTAACACGAACCAAGGGGGCTTGTCCTATTATTCTGCCATTACCCAGTTCATTTGGTACATATGTGGGATAAAGCATTTGAACTAGTTTCGATACTCTCCCTAGGTTTTCATATGCTTCACTCATCGATGCTGCTGGGACATCAAAGCCGAGAGAAATACTTCTTTTGGTTCCTCTATATGTTTGAATTGGATCCGTGCGACCATAAACTTCTGTTGGGCTCCAAGAACAATTAAAGGTTTCGTTGTACTCGGTTACATATGCTTTAAAAAATACCGTAGAATTTGATGGCACGTGTAAAAAGGAGATTACGTATTGTTTATAATTGGCGTATGCATCGCTGGTATCAACGTATACGTCTTGGGCAACACCCTCATCGCGACCGTATTTTAAGTTACTGAAGTAATTTGTATCGTCTCTTGGATCTTTCTTGTCCGCCATCTTATAATTCCCTTATTATCTACCTACTAACTTCTTGTTAAGTGCTCTGTTTGAAGCATCGGCCACCGCTGTACCAAACTTCTGTTTGTCAACATGCATATCGATGTGAAAAACTTGATTATGCCTTTCGGTTGATGCTGCAGCCATTTCCTGACCAAGTTTCGAGATATCTTCATAGCTTTTTTGTGCTTGTCTAGCTGTGGCGTTGATAGCCTTCGTAGCTTCTCTTTTCATGTTCGCTATATGTGGTTCCATAGCCTCAAGCTTTTGGTTAACTTTTTCTCTTGCTTTGACAATTCCAGCATCAATAGTTTGCTTACCTTTGGTGTTTTGAAGCTGCAGAGTCGCAATTTTATCGTCTATTCTAGCACTTATAACTGCTTGTCTTGCCTCCAGTGCTCTTTTGTGTTGCTCGGGGGTCATAGCAGATAAATCTTTACGTATTTCGGCGCGTGATCTCGGGCCGCCCGAATCATCGGCGGTCAATCCTGCGGCGCCAGAGCGGAGAAGTGCTCGGTACCCCTTGGTCATGGTGCTGAGACCTGGTATGGAAGCCATGATAGATTCAAATGTCAACATAACACCTGCTACAGCACCCTTTATCGATGTAGTAAACACATCAGCTACCATACCGCCAATCTTCGAGAACGTGCCGTTAGCCTTCATTTGTTCGAATTGATAAATAAGTTCGACCTGTAGGGTCTTGAACATCGGCTTTAAGAATTCATCTCTGAATGTATGATACGTTGTTACCGCGGAGGTCTTAAATTTTTCTTTCAGTGCGCTGAAAAACGCTTTATCGAATCCCATCTCGATGGCTTTTTTCTTATACTCGTTAAACACATCGGTTAGCGCTGCTCCAACTGCTTTAATTGCCTCTATTGGACCCTTTTTTGGATCCTTGAAAATATCATAAATCTCTCCCAATCTTTCACGTATTAGGTAGATAGCACCACCAGCCATAACTGCTAAAACGCCCTTTATGCTAAACAAGTTGCTCATCACACTGCCGGTAAAACTAGCAATGCCTTTGAAAATCTCGTAGCCTTGCTGTACACCATCGATATTAGCCATATTGTACAAAATGCCCACTGCACCAACTAGTTGTGAATTTTTTTCTACGAAGCTAGTTGTTTGTTCAATTAAGTCAGCGTTGAATTTTTCGAATCTGCTGATTAAGGGCGTAAGTCCTTCGAACGTGGCGCGCGTAGCTTTTTGAATGTCCGATATGGGTCTCTTTAATGCACCCATCATGTTGTTAACAACTTCATCAAAGCCTTTAAGCCCGAATGCTTCTTTTCGCATTTCTTCAAAGGTCATTGTTGCTTCTTGAGCCGCTTCGTTTAATTCATCAAACTCACCACGTAATATTTTAACCGCAGTTGTGGTGTCGGTACCCATTGCGTTCGCAATCGCTTTTTGTATAAACCTGTTTTGTTGACCGAAGTTTTCGGCTGTTATCCCTGCGTTAATCAATGAGTCTCTCAGGTATTCAATCTGATCGGCGGGGCTTTCCATACTCATTAAAGTTAGTGGATCAAGCACCGACGTGCCCAAAACAGCACCCAGTTGAGCCGCGGCATTTGCGGCTCCTTCAAATGTATCGAACTGCTCTACCACTCCCAACAGAGTAGTAACTTCAACACCAGTAGCCTTTGCTTGAGCGGATAATTTTTTAAATGCATCAGGTCCACGCGCGCCCAGCTGTACAATTCGATTTTCAGCTGCCAGGAAGTCTGATGATAACTGCTCAATCGGAACCTGTAATGCTTGGGCGGTGCCCCTCATATCCATTAGAAGACCCGTTGATTGCTCAACAGACATACCCATAGCCATCATTGATGTTTCTAATATTTTAGCCGATGTTTGTGCTGAGACTCCTAATTCACCTAAGACCGCTACTGTCGCTCCGAGCTGTTGCTGCTGATCTTCGTTTAATTGAGTGAAAAGATTAAAGCCCCCATATAAGCTGCCTATTGCCTCAGAGGCTTCTTCGCTGCTTACACCAAACAAGCGTAATCGGTCAGTTAAAGCACCAATATTACCAGCCATCTGGGCTGAGGCACCGGTAGCCGCTTGAAATTGTACTGTTAAGTTGTCAAGCTGTTTTGCCTCTGCCATCACAGATGCTACTAATTCGCCAAACTTTACAATTACCTTGTCTACGGCATTACCAAGCATATCCATGGCGCCGGTTACGCCTTGCATGGACAAAGCAAGCAAATCAGTTTCCCGACGCTGATCTTTCATGGCGTTACGTGCCTGTGCGGTAAGTTTTTCTACTTCTCTTAGTTTTCGATTGTATTCACCGGAACCTTTGTCTAATAATTCAAGCTCCTGGCGTGCCATCTTAAGCTCAGAGGTATATTGAGTCATATCTCGTGAACTTGCGGTACCAACAGCATCAGTGCTGGTTTTACTTTGATCACGGATCTGACCTAATATCCGTTTTATGTCTTTTAATTCGTCTTCAGCAGCCATATTATAAATGCCCTATAAATTAATTAGTTAAATACAATTTTTTAATTTATTTAACATTGTATCCAGGGGGCGGGGACGGCTGATTATTCGCACTTAAGGTGTGAGTGTTGCCAGAACTCGATGACGAACTCATGGCAGCTCTCTCTTCTTCCATGTGTTTTACCAATCGATCGACAAACCACTCCCTAAGCCCAATAGGTAAATTATAGGCTTCCGTAAAGGACCAGCCACCGTAATGTTTTAAGAAGAAAAAGTGTTCGTAAACACTTTCCATATAGTTACTGCTCAGGCCAAAAAAACTCCGCAGTGAGCGGCACCTCCATGTCCTCTGAATGTGAACAGTTTTCGCAGTTAAATTTAAGCGTCAGGTCAATATTCGGAACAATGGCTTTATATACCTTTCTTAAGAAAGATGAATCTGAAGATGGTAGATTATGAGAGACATATTCAATCGCCTCTTGCGTGCTGTTACCGTTGACAGAGGCAATCATATGCTCAAGTTGGGTTGTGACAAGCCTTTCAGTATTTTGTTTTCTATTTTTCTCAATTCGGCTTGTTAATTTATCTTCATCTGTTCCAGTCAAGAGCCTGAGCACAACATTAAGTTGAGATTTAGGTAATACAACTGAAAAGTGTCCGTTATCATTTATAGATACACCTTCAGGCAAATCATTAATGATCTCTGACGCGCTGCGCAACTTAGCATCATTTAAATTAAAAGCATGCTTTTGCTCAGTAATACATTGGGGACATGTAATTTGTGTTCGGTAAACGTTGCCGTATCCCGATACTCTGGCAGATATAACAATTGCGTTCCTATCTCCTACAAGAAGGCTCTTTGGATTAATTGATTTATCCACAATAATGCTTTCAAGCAGCCTCTCTAAGGCTACTCCGTTCTGCAAAAGGGTCATGGAAGTTAAAATATCTTCCTCTTTTGCGGTCATTTGCTTAATCTCTATAGTCTCCTGATTGAAAAGCGGATGATCAGAAGAGTAGTGCCGCCCCTGAGACGGCAGACTAACAAACTCGGTGGGTGCTACAAATGAAAAAATACCAGAGTCCATTGCAGCGACCGGTGGACTTGCAGCTTGGGGGGTAGAATCCCCCGTGCCAAGTCGGTCTTTATTTCGTGACAAATTTCACCTCTATTATGTTATGTTATCTTGAAATGTCGAAGAATAAATCTTCGCCGGGGGTAGCCAATGCGTTGCTACCAGCAGCAGTCTCAAGCTGAGCCCAGTCATAACGAATCTTCAGGACGTACTCTGTTAACTCGTCATTACCGTAAGCAAGCGAACCACCAAATTGTACTTCTGTGGCGAATGCATTCCAAAGTGTCCAAGTCTCGATTGGTTTACCTTCGGAATCAACTTGAGTAATCTTTACAGTGCCGATTGAACCAGCAGCCTTTTGCTTAGACATGCTAGTAAGGTTGTTGCTGTCGGGAGTAACAGGCAACTTGTAGCCGGCACCAACCATGATACCTGCCATTGTCGCAGCGACATCGGGGTCGCCACTTGGATCAACCATCTTAAGCTCGACAGGGTTCCAGGTAACCTTACCAGGATAGTAATAAGTGTGGTTTAAGTACTCGTGGGTAGCCTCAGCCATCGTGAAAGTAGGCTTTTGGATCTCCTTGGCGTACCAGACCATAGAACCTCCGTTATCAGTGTTGATACCGGTGATAGTAACGAAGAACCTAAAGTTTCTTTTTGGATCTTTAAGGACTTCTTCAGTGTTTTGAAAAGTAGTTGACCAGAATGGCATTATAAGTTTTCTCCCTTTAATTTAACTAGTATGCTTAGTATTTTTAGTCGTCAAATGATGCGCCGGTGTTAGCAATAATGAAGTCAATTGCAATGAATTCGATTGCGCGTGCTGGCTTAATCATAATCTTAGCGTAAAGAATGTTCTGATCAATGAGATCAGGAGTGGTTGTGGTCTCGTCGAGAACAAGCTTGTACTCTGTGAGTCCGTATCTGGTCTTAACGTTAGCCAAGAACGGCTCAATAAGACCCTTGAATCTATCCCAAGTTGCTTGAACGTTTTGTTCGAAGAGAACCTGAGTCGAAAGAACCGAGATTTGCTTCTTCAAGAAGATAACAAGTCTGCGGACGTTGATTCTGTCGAGTGCTGACTTTCTCGCTTGGAGTGTCTTCTGACCGAAGACGACGATTCCAGTCGACGGGAAAGATGCGATTGGGTTGATGTTGACATCATAAAGCATATCTCTTTCCTTCGAAGAAAGTCTAGAGGATGCGTTCAGGATCGGAATTCCTGCGGCGCCGTCCGAAAGTCCGCCGCGGTTAAAGCCGGCAGGAGCGAACCAAACATCTGATTTAGCTTGCGAAGAACCAAGAACACCCATCATCGCGACACTTGGCGGAATCCAAAGAGTTTGACCAGTTTTAGCGTCACGGGTCTGTACCCAGGGGTAGAACGTGCATGCATAAGAGTTATCAAGTCTTCTAGCTCTTAACGCTTGGACAGTACCAAGGACGTTTCTGTTGGCTCTTTGTGTTTTGTCCGAAACATATGATTCCGCGAATGGAGTATAAACATTTGGCAAGTCGACAACAGCAAGAGCATCGCGTCTTTCTTGACAGACTTCCATTTGGTAGTTAGTCAATGCTTCGTTGGTTAAACCAGGAACAGCCAAGATGTTGAAGTCCAGAAGTTCAGGATCAGCAACAGTCTCAAGCGCCTGCCTAATCGTAGCGTGCGTGTAGCTTGCTTGCTTTGACGCCCCAATTTGGCTGTTAGCCAGTGGGTCTGGCTTAGTGATATCTAACCCATCGAAGCCGCCGAAGAATGGCGCTGCGAAAGAGTCAATACCAAAATCAAGCAGCGTGCGGTAGTCGTTGCTGGCGGTAGCAGTTAAGCTTGTTCCAGCCTTTCGAGAACCAGAGGTGTAGGTGAACTGACCAGTACCACCGGTAGCGAGAGAACCTGAGATAATGTCATCCATTGAGAACACATAACCAAAACCGTTGAATCCACCATTGTGAAGTGGATCTACCACTACAGTTGGATCATCTACTTGTCCACCAGCCAACATTCTGTGCATGTCTCCAATACCATGAGCGGCAAGTTGAGAAGTAGCTGCTCTTGTTGTTCTCATACCGAAAACAGTGTCTGTTATGTTAGTCAGACCAGCGTCGGTAGCATTGCCAACAAGCGGTGCACCTGGGAATTTGAGGTTTGCTCTCATGTTACCATCAATACCGCCGGTAACAGCGCGCTGGGCGTTGTTAACACCTCCATATATCGAAGCTGCGGGAGGGAGGGTCACGATACCTCGACCCAGACCGATCGCCAGACGATCACCGTTGGCAACGTCATTAGAAGAACTCACTTGAATATCGAGATAACTTGGTGGACCAAAGTAACCAAACGGAACAAGAGCAGGGTTTGCGGCGCCGGCTTCAACATCATCGTTAAGTTCAACGTAAACATAGCGCGAAACATTCTCGTAGTTACCATATCTGCGTAATCTTTGGTTTCCTTCGTCCCAAGCGTGGTAAACATCACCAATTTTCTTGGAGATAAAGTTTGGAGAGGTTGGATCTAAGTTCAAGTTATCAAATCTTTCAAGAATTTGCGGAGCCGCATCGGTATCATTGAGAGATCGGATAATAACCGAGAATGAGCCGTATTCTTCGTCAAGCGAAGCTGGTCCTCTAATTCTGTCAATTTGAACCTTAGCGTTCTTGTTTAACCACTCGCCATGTCCGCGACCTTTAAGTCGGAAAAGCTTCTGAGCGTTGTAGGGTTCGAACGCAGCTGCAGGACCGGTGTCTTGTGCGATGAACCAACCGGCTTTCGCTTCTTGTGACGCAACACCTTTCATTCTGGATGGACCAGAATCATATCCGGAACCCGAAGCGAGGGGGAGCATTATACCCACAAGGTTGGTGGAGACGCTATCTAAGTTATCTCTAAGGAATTGCTCGTAAGTCTCACCAAGCCAGTAGTTCTTCTCTGCGCTGGCGGGGTAGAAATCACCCGAATCAATCAAAGTTGGGTTGGTGTTAATCCGCTTGCGAATGAAGTCTTGGCTACTATCATTGAAGTTGACTGAGAATCTGTCAGTCACGGTCGTGCCGCCATCGCCTTCGTGAAAACCAATTTTAAAATTACCATTTGAATCAGAATCAATGAACGCGCCTAATGACGATGTGATAAGTGCAACGCCAGAATCCGCGGCGGTTCCTTGCTCACCGTGCAAAGAACCACTAAGAAGAGGTACGCCACCATCGGAGTAGATGATTGCACCTAAGAAGAACGAACCGGTTTCAGAGGACTTCGTGGCTGCACCAATGTCTGTAGTTATAGAGCCCGAATGAGCAACAAAAAGACCGTATGCACCACCACCAGTGTCAGTAGTAGAGGGAAGGTTTGTAGTTTGCCATCCTGCTTTTGCGGCTACTGTATCAGCGCGGTTAACTGATTGCTGCCCTAAAAGACGAATGTATGTGAGAGGTGCTACATTTGAGCGAAGGAATGCTTTCGCTGCGTAAGTACCATACATCGGAGACTGGTTGTTTCCATCGCGGTATACGTCGCCGCCACCCTTACCAGGTACCGTTTCACCGAATTGTTGTACGAATTCTTCATAGTTATTAACCACTACGGGCTGCATCGCAAGTCCCTTCTGCGCGCGACCAATAATTACCGGACCAATAATAGGCGGGGTCTCCGTGACGAACGTCTCATCGATCTCGTTAATAAAAACGCCTGGGGATACGAACTTAAAGTTTTTAATTGACATTTAGCAAATTCCTCTCTTGTGTTATAATCGCTTGAATTATAAGCTAATCAACAGTAAATAGTTGACCCATTTTCAAAAGTCTCGCGAGAATACAATAAAATAACACGTTTCAGGAACTATTCAATAAAAAAGCCAGATTCTCCAGGAAGTGGCACACTTTCCCTTGGAAATGTTAGCTCGACTATGTTTTCATCTATTCTTACTATTTTGCGATCATCATTATCGCCTTCACCAATTAAGTAACCTAATACCTTTATATTAATATCGGTGCTGAACATGCGAATGTCCTCATTTAGAGTTGCTACGTTATCGTTAGCACTAAAGCTTTGTTCTATAAACGCTTCATAGAGGTGCCCATTGCGTCTCATAACAAAAGAGTTGATTTGACCGGTCCTTGTAATAAAAGGCGCTAGAAGCTCATTCATCTGCTGTTGATACTCGGTTTTAATTGTAATCTTATAGTCCACATTGACGTAAACTGGTATCGGGATTGAGAGTGTTTGGATGACGATTTTTTTGTTGATTCTCGGGAAATGCTTCTGTAACGCGGCGCCTGTGTTGGTTCTAGTTCCTGAAGCAACAGCGAAGTTTCTTGTTTTGTCCTTAACGATCCTTCTCGCTAAAGTCAGTCTGCCAGCTCTTCCGTTTTGTTTATCAGAATACACATGAGCCTGGTATGCCCCTTTTCTGGCTGGGTCCTTCGTAATGCCTGTGCGCTGAACACTGATTAAAGGCAGCTTTAAGGCGCCAGAATCATCTCTAAGGTCTCTATCGTTCTTTACTTGGAATGCTCTCTCTGGTGTTTGCCACAGAACCTCTACTCTTTTGCGACCTTCGTTCGTTGTGGCGAAGAGGTTTAAGTCTTTCTTAAGCCAAGACGTCATGGAATAGTCAATATTTTCTATATTAGACTCTAACATGCCGATCTCTCTTAATCCAACAGAACCGCTGTTTGGCAATTCAGGCAATTGTGCGAAGTCAAAGTTATCAGGTAGCATCGAAAAGACCCTTTCTGGCTTTCTTAGCCGTTGCAAGTACTTCGAAGGTTTGATCAACCTGTCCGAATAATTTTCTTGGGCGAGAAAGCTTTGTAAGCTCATAATAATTATCGCCGTATAAAATAAAATCGCCCTCTCTAACAAAGAGGTTCTGATCTTCGTTTAATCTGCGCTTATGAAACTTCACAGTAATAATAGAGTCAGCATCAACACCCATTCCTTCCATATATTTGGTGGATTCTTCGCTAAATTCAACTAAAGCGTAGACTCTAACTGGTGAGAGGAAAGTTTTCTCTATTGCCTCTCCATATAAGTCGTGAAAGTTGGTTCTTTCAAGATCGATAGAATAATACAGAATTGTCTGCCCAATGACGTTCTCAATTAGCTCGTCATTTACCTGTTTTACAAGGTCTCGCTCTTTTTTACCTAAGAAGAGCGGTGGTGGGGGCTGATCTGGTCTTTTCCATTCTTCTGACATTTATAGATTATCCTACGAAAATTGGTAATGGGGAGAATGCGAAGGTTTTTGCCGATGCTTCAGCCTTTTCAACGTCATATTTAACAAGCTCTCGGTATTCTGTCGATGCTAACATCTCGGCGAGACTACTTTTAAGTTGCTCCTGTTCTGCTTTTGCTTGTGACAATAACTCTGAGTGGTTTAAAGTCACATTATCGCCGGGAATTGGAATCTGAGTAAACTTTCCGCGGATTTGACCAAGCATTTCCTTGCAAAGCGCGAGACAATACTTTCTAATCCACTGTTTACCCATTGAGTTAATGTTTCTATAAGGCAAATTCTCGTATGGAAGCGTATTCATGTTATTCACGCCAAGTGTTCCATCATCATACTCAGAGTTTTCGCTTGTTGAGTCTTCTTTAATATAGAAGTTAAACCACAGACGATCTAGCCCACCGCCAAACGACTGTGGAGTTGGGAACAACCTAAGCTTATTGTTTCTGATCTCGTATGAAAAGTGCGATGTGCGAGTGAAAATCGAGTCTTCGTACATAATCGCTTGCATTTTGTTCTGCCAAGTTGGAATCAACTCAAATGTAGAGTCATCTGAGAACTGTCCATATGTGTTTAAGTTACCAACTACGTTGATTCCACCATAGTAACCGTAGAAACGCCACATTGCACGTGGAGTCTTATAGTAAACTTTAGTTACAAAGATTCTCTTGCCATCTACGGAGCCAGTAAACGGCATACTGCCTGATGTGCTTGCGTCATTGACTATGTATTGTAAGTCATAATCTTGCTGACCCGAGTTTGGTTTGAAGGAGCCCGAATAAATTGGTCTCGTGCCACCGTAACCAGTGTGAGACATGAGGCCATCCCCGACCCTCTGAGCATAACTGGCTTGAAATCTTGGGACTCTAAGGTTTGATCCTGTTGGTCTAACCGAACCAATCATCTCACCTTTATGGTTGAACGTTCCGGTGACATCCCCGATTGAGTCACCCAGCGCATTTTTACCTTGGTGAAGATTAACAATATACGAATATTCTAAAACTGCCTCTTCGTATGCAGCATAGACGTTTGATGGTGTAAGTTCGATGTCAACAACATCACCACCCAGCTTCTTATATACATAAGCTACTTGTGATGCAGCTCCAGATATGAACTCCGCTGAACCGGTGTACATGCCGAAAGGAACGGCTGCTGCAACGTTGTCTGTTGAGCCAGTTGAAGTTAAAATAATCGCACTTGTAGTAGACTTAGGTTTAAGGTTTGTTGGCATTAATAGTCCCTCTATAAACTAAGTAGTAGATCCATAAACAAAACCCCCTGCCAAAACAGGGGGCTTTTTTAGTTAGGAGTTAAATTTAGTCTTTAGCGGTTGTTTTTTTAACAGTGCGCTTACGGCTAACAGTTTTGGTTGCTTTTGCTTTTGGCTTTGCCTTGGCTGCAGCTTTAACTGCTTTGGCAGACTTAGGAGCAGGGGCAGCTTTAACTTCCTCTGCTACTGGTTCTACCGGGGCTTCTTCAACAACAGGGGCTTCTTCTACTACGGGAGCAGCTTCGACCACTGGTGCTGGCTCAGGAGCGACCTCTGGTGTTCCCAGAAGTCGTGCCCTTCTTGCTAATACTCTAGCTCTTTTTGCTTTACGACCCATTAGTTACCTCTATGCGAATACCGGAACTACACTACAAATAACTTGTCCGCTGACAATCCAGTTTGTTCCATCAGAAACACACTCAAGAACAGTACCGGGGTTGGTGTCGGCACTTAGGGTAATCTGAGTATCATCTGAAGCATCTGATGCTACATCGGTTGTGGCGTCAGATGAGTCAACATGAGCTAACACAGCTCCCAATAATAATCCTGAAGGTACTGCAATGATCCAAGCCGCAGTATCCGCTTCTTCGGTTACTAAGAACTTGACATAAGCGCCAGCCTTCGGTGCCGGCAGCGTGATTGTTCTATCTGAGGCGGGATCACCGGCCAGAAGATATAATTCGCCTGATTCTGCAGACTCGATTGTTTTGTTACCTGTTCCATCAAGGGACTCCACTCTCATGAATGAAGAATTTCTTGATGCTCTTCCTACTTTAGCCATATTATTTTATCTCCTTAAATATGATTAATTAAATTCGATGTACACCATCGTTAATTCAATAGTAAATAGTCTTATCTTCCAGTAAAGTCACGTTGTTACATAAAAAACCAAAATCTGAAAAAATTACTGGAGAAATTTTTAAGCACATGTGCATTTTTAGTATTTTCAAACCAAAAAGAAAACCCCCAACCACAAGGGAAGGGGGCATCTTTTCAATGACCGTTTAGGTTAGATCAGGAACCTGACTCACCCAAAAGACCGCGGCAGATAACCAATCCGTACATATCTGGACGAACCATCTTCTTCGCGTAACGGGTCATGACACCCTTACGTGGCACGAAGTCTTCTGGTCCGAAGATCGTAGGAGTAGTTTGCAGTGGGACGTATGGTGCGTACACGTAACCGCTTTCAAGGAAAGAGTTACCGCGACGACCAACGAGGACCACATTGCGGAGGAAGTATGGGTCAACAATGACATCAAACTTCTTGCTCAGTGAACCAACGTTGACTGCACCGATAGAACCGCTCTCGTCGTCGTGAGTGACGGAAGCGCGGAATCCAGCAGTGAACTCAAGGATGTTCGCAACTTCAGGGGAGCAAACAACAAAGTTAGCACCACCACGAAGGGTCTTGCGGTGAATTTGAGCAGAAACATCGTTGATGGTCTCAACAAGAGTCTCATACCACTCACTCACAGTACCGGTGAAGTCAGGAGCAGCCGAAGTTGCACCAAGCTCAGCACCAGTCTCGCGGTTCACGAAGAGACCGGGAGAGCGCGACCAGTAGTAGGTTGCAGCAGTAGCACCGCTCACAAGGTCAGCAAGGATCTCGCGATCGATTTCGAGAGCAACTTGCTCCGAAAGGATGCTGGTAAGCTCAACCTCAGCGTCAAGGTTGTGGTAAGCGTTAAGGTCTTGACCTAACTCTGGAGACCACTTAGCCTTGAGCTTCTTCGTTTGAGCGGTAACAGCAATGCTGTCAACCTTGATGTCGATCTCAGGAATGCTAGCGTTCGCTTCCAGTGGGAAGAGATCACCAACAACCGCACCAACAGTGCTAGAGTTGTCGATTTGATCTTGAGTTGGGAACGTAATCTTATCCGCATCAAGAGCAGCGCCGATAGCAGCAGCAGTGTTAGTCTCCGTGAGGTCAGTACCGGCATCACAGACAATAAAGAAGCGAACCGCAGCAGCTTGACTTGTTAAGCCAGACTGGAAGGGTGCCCCGCGGGGGTCAGTAGCGACACGGCGCGTTAAGCGATGAACCTGGTGAAGCTCGGTGATGGCGCCGATGGTGCCGATACCAGAAACAGCGTTAAGAGCAGTTAATAGATCGTTACCACCCGTGCTGTCCTCAGCAATATCTCTAAGAGAGAAAGCACCAAGGTTACCGTAATCTGGATCTTCCGAAGAAGAAGCAAGATGATCTTCCGCGACATCGAGAACGATAACACCAGAAGCAGTCTCAGCCATAAGGTCTGGATCGAAATCAATCAGCTTTGCTTGGGTCTCGGTGAGAGTGCCATCAAGTCTGATTAAAGAAGCAACAGCACCATCAGCAGCGTTAGCTGTGAGAGCAATGTTGGAGCCAGATGGAGACGCGTAGGCGTAACCACGACCGGATACGCGAACCTGACCTGCTTTCGGATCACCACCGAAGTCATCAGCCAAGTTAACACCACCAGTGATCTGAGAACCGACCTTATCAGTACCGTAAATGGACTTATCCACAGTGTTACCCAGACGGGATGCTTGAGTTCCAGACTCACCGATGTTCGGAGAGTACACGAAATCAAGGAAGAAAATGAGACCGGAAGGTAAGCTCATTGGTTGGACAGAAACAAGATCGTTTGCGATCAAGCCTGCAAAGACGCGGCGGACGATGGGGAATGCGACGGCAGCGAAGCCCTCAACATCGCCAGTAGCAAGAGTACTTGCTTCGCGAAGAAGTTCCTTTGCTTGGTTTTCAAGCAAGCGTGCCATGGAGTTCTTTTGACGGTCATCGTTGAGACCTTCAAGAAGTCCTGTCTTCTCCCACTTGGAAAGAAGAGCGGAACCTTCAGCACGCATATCACGATTGACAACACCTTCTGTCAATCTTTCGATAATACTAGACATTTAAATCACCTCCTTTATACTATATATGATTATTTTATTCCAGCTAGTCTTTTCATCCGATCTTGGAATGGATCGGACGCGGGCGCCTCTTGACGAGTTGCCCGAAGTACAGTATTGCGACGACCGATTGCTTCGCTCAGTGATTTGGGACTGCGCTGTGGCTTAGCCTCCACTGTGCTTTGAAGTGTATCGTAGATTGTCTTCGCCTCTGTAACTGAACCAGCGTTTGAAATAGCTTCGGCAATTTTATCTTTTTGCCGCTCATTCAAGGAGGTATTTCTCAACACACGGTTCGTGTATAACAGTCTAGCGTTTGAAAGATTAGTGTCTTGGAGACCTTCCTTCAATTCGCTTAAAACTGCTTCGTAATCCGAAAGCTTTTCTGTAAGTTGGTTATTTTCGAAAACCAGCTCTTCTTGTGCTTTCTTCAAAGTTTCTAATTCTTCTTCGACATCCGTGCTACGACGGTGTGCCATTTCTTTTTCCATTTGATATTTCTTATCTTCTTGGCTTCTGCCAGCCCAACCAGCAAGGTCGGCTCCCATATCAACGGTAAGTTTTTCCATAATCTTCTCGACGAGGTCATCGGCGTCCACATCTTCTGACATAGCGCTCATGATGCCGTCTAGTGCTGAACCTGCTGCAGCTTCGGCAGCCTTGTCTTCAAGGTCGTCTTCGCCATCATCCATCTCTTCGGCGAGTTCTTCTTCAGCCGCTTCGATTGTTTCGTCAGCTGCCTCGACAGCATCCTCTTCATTAAGTTCTTCGTCCTCTTCCTCGTTAATAAACTCAGAAAGGTCGACTTCTTCGTCTTCGTCGATGGACTGCTTAAGTGCTTCGATGCTTTCTTGAAGTGCGCCAAGGTCGATTGTAAGTTGTTGACCTTCGCCTTCACCAGCAAAGTCACCTAAGTTTTGACCATCTAAGTTGGCAAAATCGTCAGTTGCGCCAAGAGGGATATCCTCATCAGCTAAGCCATCTTCCTCTGGAGCGGCTTCAGCACCAAGAGGCTCTTCTTCTGCTGGCGCTGCGTCAAGCGCAGGCTCTTCAGCAGCGAGAGGATCCGCAGCAAGAGAGTCGGCGCCGGCGTCTGCAGCGGGCTCTTCTTCACCGGGTAAAGCTAAACCCAGGTCGTCCTCTTGCTCTAAAAGTTTTTGTAAAGTATCTTTCACTTCTTCCGAATACTTTTCGATTACAATGGTTTCAGCATTTTTAAGTGCTGACTCGCGCAGTGCCTTGGCATCTACGATAGCTTCTTTTAATAAGTTTGACATTCAATTGCTCCTAAATGGCAGATATACAAAATAAATAGTTTCTTTTGTATCAAAGTCCGTTTTTACATTATACTAGAGTCTAAAAATTGTTTAAGGGATTAATTGATCATATTCCCAAACGCAAGTTGCCTGTACATCTCCGGTGTTGGCTGTAAAGGTACCCATTTGAATACCAACGATGTCGCCGGCGTTATAATGGAGCGCACCACTAGTAGCAAATGTTACTGTTGTTGCATCTGTGTTGGGCAGCGTGGCTGTTATTGCTTCAACTTCTACAGAACCAGCTGTGTCCATTTCTTTGACACCGTCCACTCCCTTATATAATTTAAGAGTAAATGATGTGTTCTGCTTGGTCTCAACCCTGAAGAGGATCTTTACAAGTCTACCGTCGTGTGGAACCACCATTGCATGTACTTCATTTGCGTTAGTTGATTCAATGTTGCCGGTGAACGGGAACCAGCTGTTATTGTTAGCGCCCGCAAAATGATGGTGTGTGTAATAGAGTTGTTGTCCGCGGATTGGACCAAGTCCCGTCAACGAGCCAGTGACAAACGTACTACCTGAGAGTGATGTGGAACCTGACACTGAAAGAGTGTGTGTTGGTGCGCTAGAGTTAATTCCAACCCTGTTCGCTGATCCGTCAGAGAATATCATGTGTGTGTTGTCGTTACTTTCTACTCGGAAATCAACAAGCGAATCGGAGCCTTGATTAACGACCACCTCTGGAACAGCACCGTCAATTCTGAAACCTTCTCTGATGGTGCCATTATCGTTTGCTTTGAAAACAATATGTTTGTTTGTTACATTGTTTTGGACTAAGATGTTATCAGAATTGTTATACCCGAAATGCCCCAGACCAGTACCAGCACTATTGCTGAAGAAGATTGTTGGTACGTGGTTTGTGATTTGTGCGTTACCAGATAAGAATAAAAAGTTAGTGCTTCCGTTGAATGTAAGTCGCGACTCACCATTAATCGTATCGGAGTTTACAGAGGTAATAATTCTGTTGTCTCCGGAGTTTGTGTAGTTGGCAACTGCGCCGCCGCCGCCAGTTAATAAAACGCCATTTGCGTAAAAAGCAGCACCAGAAACATTAAGTGAACTTGATACGTGTGTAGCATCTATAACAGTCGTGGCTGTTCGTAGCGACGAGCCGGTGACTCCCAAAGAAGCCGAGATTTGTCCAGTAGCACTTAATCTGCTTCCGTCAAAAGTTAGGGCGGATTCTCCATTAATTGTGGTTGAATCAACCGACGTTAAAATTCTGTTGTTGCCTGAGTTTGAATATAATGTTACGGCAGGCGCACCTAAAGCCACACCGCCAGCAAAAAATGCTGACGCTGAGATTGGTGCGGAACTAGACAAAACTACGGATGCTGTGATTGCCGAACCAGACACAATAAATCTTTGCAAGCCGTTAGTTTTTAGTGCAACCAAGTCTGTTTCAAAATCGATTTGCGTATCTTCGGCATCGCCTTCGAACTTTACGTCGCCGTGAGTTTGTGGTCCCTTAGAACTATTATAAGCCATTTATTGTTTTCTCCGTTTTAGCCAATTTTATTAATGATCATCCATGCTTCGCCATCTGACTGTAACGTACGCACAGAATAATTAGATTTTAAAATTACAGAATCACTTATATCGATTTTTGATTCTTCGCAGCATACCTCAACTGTGTTGGAATTAATCTTGTATCGGTCGGTATTGGCTTTCTTGATCACAATTACTCTGCCTGTATTATTACAGGGCGGAGGAAGCTGGACGGTTATTTTGTTTTGTGAGGAGTCGCAAAGTATAGTGTAGTCATCATCAGCAACTTGATACACGGGCTCAGAGGTTTTAACAATGTTGTGATATACAGCTCCTTGACAAACAAGCTTTTCAATATTAGCTGCTTTTGTTTCTACCTTGCCTTCTACCTTTAGCGTATTGCTTGTTAAATCATATGTTAATTTTGGCGAAGCCTCAAAATCATTAGCGCCCTTTATTTGAACTTGACCTTTAGCACCAGCCGCATGAGGTACTTTTAATTTTAGATAACCATCGTAAAGATTTTTTAAGGTTGTGTTTTTTGTTGAATTCGCTGATATATCTGAGACGATCAGCAGGTCATTGTCACTTAAATTTTGTCCACGCAGATTAATTGGATCCGCTTTCGTTGCGTCGATCGTTAATTTACCAGACTTAAGCCAGAGCCCAGTGCTACTATCTAATGATATTCCAACGCCATCTTCATCCACCTTAATACAATCAGTAGCTTTTACTTGCAAATCCCCTCGTACATCGTGTAATCCGTATGAGTGGTTTAAATAATTTGCGTTGATCTCACCACTAAATTTGTCTGTCGGAATGTTTTTTAATCCGGCGCCGGAACCTATAAAGCTTGCGGCTTGGACTCTTGTAACTTGAAGAGTGTCGTTTTTATAAATTAAATTATGATGAGTCTTTGCAATTCCACTTTCTTCAAAAACCAGCAGTGCGTTTTTTGTACCGCCGTTAATTGTAGTTATAGCGACGTCTTTCATTGTAGCACAAGGACTTTGAGCATCGGTGTCATAGAACACACTCGCACTAACAGTGTTTTTAAAGACTTTTACACCATCGATCTCCTGATCTCCATACTGGTCAACTGAGCCTTCTACTTTACCTTTAAGAACGTTATAAGCCATTTTTTATCCTCTCATCCATAAATAGATTGGTTAAGTGTTTTATCTTGTATTATGTAGGCTCCAAAATTACTGAAGTGCTCGGGATAATAATACATTTCATGTTTTTCAACAATTTCTTTAACTATTATTTTCATTTTATTTGAGTTACCGGTAATAATTTTTAACGGTGTTTCATTAATAAGAACAAACTCTTCTACCAAAAAACGCGCTTCAGCATGTGTTTTGCCATGCAAATCTAAAACATTCATCACAGAATAAGTAGTACAAAAAAAAGGATGCCCCCTTTCGAGGGCACCCAAAATAACAACCATAAGGTTGTGGTGAATTATACGATTCGCCAGTCGTTTGCGACAACGTAAACCATTGTAACAGCACCGAACGGTGATTCAACCTCAATCGAGGTAAGACCATCGATTGTGTGTGAGCCTTGTCTGTTAATAATGATTTTAGCACCACTGGTCAAGTTACCAGCCTTAACTGTAACAACGTCACCAACCGCCGGAGCATTAGGCATCGATACAGTTGCATTAGCGCCCGCATCAGCGAAGTAGTTGTAACCTTCAACAAGAGTATCGCCGTCAGCCTTAAGAGCAACGTTGTTGCCGGTGACCGAAAGAACACCGCTGGTAGCGCTGAGACCAGCACCAGCCATAGCGGTTACAAGGTCAGCAATGCTTTCCTTTTTCGAACCGTCACTATCGTTAGCGTCGATGATAGCAATGCTATCGTTTGCAACGTCAACTGCAGCTGCAGCAAGATCGTTAAGATCAACTTGCATGTCGTCAGCGTTAACTGCTAAACCACCGTTGGTAGCGTTAGCAACACTGATGACAGAGCTAGCAGCACCGAGACCAGCACCAGCGAACAATGTAGCAAGATCAGCAACAGCTTCTTTCTTGGTTACGTTTGCATCGTTAGCGTCGATGAAAGCAAGCGAGTCGCCATCAGCGATAGCACCAGCGCTTAACTCGTTAAGGTCAAGCTCAACTCCAGAGATAGAATCGACACCACCTAAGAAGCCAATACCGGTACCAGCGAACGAGCCGGAGATACCGACCTTATCGGATGCAACCTTAAGAGCGCCAGAAACAGCGACCGAAAGGACAGCACTAGCGGCTGAGAGACCGTCACCCGCAAAAAGAGTTGCGAGGTCATCGACAGTCTCTTTCTTGGATGCGTTGGAATCGTTAGCGTCAACGAATGCGAAACTATCGCCAGAAGCAATAGCGCCAGCAGAAAGATCGTTAAGATCTAAGCCAATGTCATCGGCGTTGACTGCGATACCACCATTGGTAGCAGCGCCGACGTCAAGGTTACCAGAGCCGTCTTGTGCAAGACCAGCGCCAGCGACAGCTGGAGCGAGCTTAGCACCTGTAACACCGTCATCTTTGATGCGGAGTGAAGCGCGACCAACAGCTTCGATTGTGCTTTCATCAGCAACAACGTGAAGTGAACGAATTGAATCGACACCGTCACCTGGGCCCTTGTCAAGACAGTCACCAGCGATCGAACCGCTGATACCAAGCTTGTCAGAAGCAATTGTGAGTGCTGAGCCAGAAGTTGCAATCGAGATGACTGCACTGGAAGCCGAGAGACCGTCACCAGCAAAAAGAGCAGCGAGATCATCGACAGACTCTTTCTTCGTCGTACCTGAATCATCGAAAGCGAAAGTGTCGCCAGAGGCAATAGCAGCAGCGGCAAGATCGCTAATGTCCATACCAATGTCATTGGCATTGACAGCGATACCACCGTTGGTAGCAGCACCAACGTCAAGGTTGCCAGAACCATCTTGAGCAAGACCGGCACCAGCGACAGCTGGGGCAAGTTTCGCACCAGTAACACCATCATCTTTAAGACGAAGTGCATCAGAGTCGAGTTCGATTGTCGAATCATCAACACCAACAGCAAGAACACCACTAGAAGCAGCGAGACCGTCGCCTGCAATAGCAGTAGCGTAATCAGCCATTGTATCTCTCTTCATGAGTCCATCAGAATCAAGATAGTAGAAGCTGTCAGAAGCAACAGCAAGAGCGGCGTCAGCGACACCGTCAAAACGTACAGTACCAGCGGTACGCAAGTTACCACCAGCAGATAATGCACCCGAACCAGACATAGCACCATCGATACCGATAGTAGCTTTATCAGCGCCAGAGTGATCTTTAACCGTAAAGTCGCCCTCTTGAGTAAGAGAACCACTCATTGTAGCGGCTAAACTTTGATATTTATAAGCCATATTTAAAAACCCTCCAAATTATTAGTTTTATAATGGGATGAACGAGGTACACCTATCCAGATTTAATCTAGATATGAAACACCTGTTCGTCTATAAATAGGCTCAAAATCGCCAAATAAAAACTAGTAAATAAAGTATTTGTTTGTCCCGTTACAATAAAGCTGGACAGATGCAAAAGGGGACTCCAAAACTATTGAATTTTGACCGTCAATTGTTTGCGATCCAGAAGCTAAAATTGTTATATTATTGGTGTGTGCAACACCACCTTCGTCTTTAATTATGAAAGTTTGCCCACTTAAAAGAGACGCTGCATTAGGCAATCTAAAATCAACGGGGTTATTTGTGGTGTCAATTCCCACAAAATAATCTGTGACAGAAGCGGTTGCAGTTGCGTTTAATGTTCGTCGAGATAGTTTGAGACCACCATCCAATCTTAAGATATTGTTTTGGAATGTAAGGTTAGATGAACCTGTGATATCTCCATCTGCGCCGTCATGAAGCTGAACAGAAAAAGCTGGTCCTGCCGCTGTGATGTTGTCAAAACTAATGTTTGTAAGTTTGCTTCCGTCTCCATAAAACGCAGAAGCAGAAATATTTATACTAGCACTAACATCTCCGACAACACTTAACGTGGTACCATCAAACTTTAAGTTGCTCTCACAGGTTAATGTATTGGCATCTCCACCCACATTAGTAAGAATAGAATTATTGGTGGCGTTTGAAACACGTGGAACGTTAATAACTTCTGCGCCATCAGATGTGCTGAGATTGCCCGATAGGATCGAGCCGGTCGGAAGCGTTAGGCGCGACGTTAAAAGACTAGGAAGAAGAACTGTGCCTGATAAGTTGTTGTATGCCATTTGCTAGTCTCCCTTATTAATTAGAAGACAAACCAGTTGGCTCCATTAGAATATAGACTAATTGCTGGATTTGACCCTGTTAGAATATAATTAGTGGCTCCGTCAATCGTGTATGTGCCGGCGGCCGATGCACTTAATCTGATATCTGTTCCATTTAAGTGACCAACTTCATCTTTAACAAGCAGTAGCGCTCCTGAGCCATACGTGGATGCAGCAGGAATTTCAATCTTGACGCTTCCAGTTGAACGAACACCAATGATATAACTCGGAACACTGGCAGTATAAATTGCAGTGGTGCTGGATGTAGCAGGAACAAATTCGTATAAAACATTAAGTCCTCTAACGTGCACCGCTTCTGTCGCCATACTGGCGCTTAAAACTTTAACACCGCTAGCGCCGGCTTTTTTAACAATCAAACTACCAATTCTGGTATGGGTGTCGTCATTTGTATTACCAAAACTGGTTGACCCGGTGGCGTCTATAATTTGAATGTTCTTATATTGGAACACACTAGCGCTAATAGCACCTGTAACAATTAGGTTACCAGAAAGCACCATCGTGCTGGGTTGATAGGTCCCAAGAGAGGTCGTGTGGTAAAGTAACTTAGACGAACCACTAGTAGCGTTAGTGCCAGTTACAAACTGAATAGAACCAACTGGACCAGCGGCTTGACCACCGCCACCGCCGCTACCGCTACAATCTACATATGCCCACCCAAATGACATTCAAAAACTCCTTAGAAAGTGCTACACGCTGCTTTGATAGCGGAAGGTGCGTCAGCGCTAACAAAAGCCACTCTATCAATACCAGAAATATCAAATATGTACTGTCGTGCTTCACCACTGGTGCCTGCCGTAGCTGTCATTTCAGAATAGGTTCCGTCGCCGTCATGCACCATAATTGCCGCCCACTCACCAAAATTGTAATTGTAACCATACACTTTGACTGACTTTTGACCTGAGCCGTGCTTAACAAGAATATGTAAGTATCTTTGATTTTCTGTAACATATCCATTAAGCTGAGGATATTCAACACTATCTAAGTCAGCCATGAGATCGGCGGACGCTGTTGTGCTTGTTACCGTGGTGGCTGTTTCTTTAGAGTCGGGCACACTTAAAGATTTTAAACCTTTTGGGCGTCTTGTGCGACCCCAACTTGTTGCTTTATAAACGGACATTATTTCTCCCTCTTTTCGTGTTTACAATAATAAATAGTCATCTATTTTTTCTCGTACGTTTTTCTAACGCTCTTTGTCTTTTTAACTCGTCTCTAATTCTGCGTCTTTCTGCTTTCTTAAGCTCTTCACGCTTTTTATCAGACGGCTTTTTATAATATCTTCTATCTCTTACTTGTTCAACAATCTTTTCTTTTTTGCATTTTTTAATAAACCGTCGAATCATTCTTTCCTGATTGCCGCGGCACTCTCTTGAAGTAACCTTGACGTTTGCTGCTTTTCTGCTCATCGTTTCCCCTTGTTCATTGATTCCCAGATTTTGGAAGAGTGCCCAAGGATGGAGCCAATATCGACACCAGCATCATCAGGGTCACCTAAGTCTACGCTACCGGCACTTTGCTCTTGTTGTGCTGGTGCAGGCGTGGTGCCTTCAAATAAGTCAACACCATTGTACGCATCGTTGCCGATTGCGTCCATTAATTTTCTTCTGTCGCCACTGTAATCTCGCTTGCGCGGCTTTGGTGTTGGCGCTTGAGCAACCTGCTCCTTGATAACAGGAGCAGTGTTTAACCCTTTAGCAACCTCGGACACTACATTAGATAAAAGCCCTTCTTCTAAAAGGACTTCATGAATGCACTCTTTTACAAGCGGCTTAATTAATTTTTTTAAATCAGTCTTCTTCACTTAAAACCTCATTTAAAAGCCGGTTGATTTTATCGGCTTTTGTGAATACATTATTGTTAAATTCTTTTGCTTCTCGCATCATAAACGCACCGGGCGTTGATGGCTCGGAAACCATGTCAAAGCAAATCAACTGGAAGTCGTCTTCCACTATTGTTCTGCCTGCTTCTTCTCGGACAGAGCCCATTCCTCTGGATGAGACGCCCACCGTGACACCTCCGTTTACCAATTCTTTGAGGATTTTTCCAGATGGAGTGTCGAGGACTTTAATTTTGCCCATAACATTTTTGCCTTCCATCCAGATTTCGGTAACCATGTGAGATGCATTTTTAAGATTGATTACAGAATCGTCTGGGTGATCTAGTTCTCCAAGGGCGCGGCGTTCTTTAACAAGCTTTTGATAATTCTTGACTTCGCGAACCATAGTTTCGTGTTGATACTCGCGACCATTACCATTTTTAGTTTCGGTCATTTGCATAATGCCGGAAAGGATCATGCCACCATCGGCTACATAACGCTTTTCTTCTTCGGTAAGGAGATCTTGACAGACGCCTCCATCACACAGCGCATAATATTCTCTAAGTAATTTCATTGACATTATTTACCAAACCTCCATCTTTCTGAAATTTTTTGTAATTGTTCGTTTAAGGTCTCGCCATCATTTATTTTGCTTTCGTTAGCCGGGGCGCTTGTTTGAGCAGCTTGGCGTTGTGCAGCACGGCGAGCAGCATCTCGTTGTCGACGTCTAGCTAACCTAGCATCTCTTTGATCTGGAGTCTCTGCAGCACGGCGAGCCCGTCTTCTTACATTACGAGGCGACTGCGAGGGTTGGCGTTGACCGCTAGCAGGTTGAGCGGCGGGTGCAGGCGCAGCGGCAGGCTGAGTTGCTTGTTGGTCTTGTCCACCAGCCTCGGCTTGCTGTGCAGCAAACTTTTGCTGAATTGCTGCTTTCATTTTTTCGCTTGTCGGTGCACCTTTAGCCACTTGTTGTACTTTCTGTTGAATTTGTTTGATGGCATTTGAAACTTGTTGCAACTCTTCGGCACCGTCAATGCCGAGTTTTTGTGCATCCATATCTAATTTTTGTTGTAATTTGAGTAAGTGATTACTATAGGAATTCATCACTGACGCTGCCTTTTTAAGCGCAGCATCTCCCTCGTCAGCAAAAGGATTAAGAGTCGCAGTAGCGCCGGCAGCTTGTGCTTTTAATCTATCAAGCACTCCCTCGTCAATCTCATTATTCTCAACCATCTTATCAATCTCTTCACTGATAATCTGTATTAGCTCTTTTTCGGTAATTTGCACAGCTAAGATCCCTTACAGCAGCGTCTTACTGGTTGCAGCATCCATTTATTCATCCAAGTGTTTGTGTTCATGTTTAATTCCTTCATCTCCAAATATCATATTAAAAACGTATGAGGTTCCTGACGACAACCAACCTAAAATAAAAAAGTTAGCTACACTAACGTCAAAATTAAATAGTTCCGTGAACGGAGAAAGTAGCATTAAAAACCAACCTACATGAAAACCCATGCACATTGGACATTTAAACAATTCTCCCAAGTGTCCCTTGGTTGGTCTAAAGTCGTCTAGTATTTTACCATATACGAGTATTTGTGTTAGCCCATAGGCGCACAAAATAAAAGTAAGTAATTCCATTATCCTCTCGTTAAACTGTGTATATGTAATTAAGCGAGTATGGGTCTCTGACAAATTGTCTCTTCATTGAACCCTTCTCAGTGGATTGTGGGACTTCTCCCAATTCTGTGGAGTCTTCCTTATCTGGGTGGATAAGTTCATCGTCTTGCATAGAGATGATAGCCTCCTTGTTCTCGAAGTATGGTCGTTCTTCTTCAATAAACTGCGAGATATTAATTAATGCCAGTTTCGGACCATTTATGTCCGGATTGGCTGATTCTTGGATAGTAGCTTCAAGTGCGCCAAAATATGCGCCGGCTTGGATGCTCTCTGGTACAAGAATACCCTTCTTGACTAACTCGGACATAAGCCTGTTTTGTGCTCCATAAACAAGGTCGGACATAGTTTGTTTTGGAAACGCAACCACTTTGTTTGTTTTAGGCGACAGCACAATATCAATATCGCCGTGATCAAAAATCATAACGTCACCGTTAAGAGATTGACGTGCGTTTAATTCAAGCCTAACCTTCTTTGCGTTGGCTTCTTTACCTATTCTAATTACTACTGGCATCTTCGTTAATTTCCCCAACTAATTGCTGAACCTTTAGAAGCGTGAGCAACATACCATGGTCAGCGTGACCTTCTTTAAGTGTTTCTAATTTATCTAAGATTAAATCTGTTTTTTCTAACATTTGCTCGTCAGATGAGATATCCTCTCTTAATTTAGATTCGTTCAACTCTTTCTTAAGTCTCGATACCTCTTCGTTTAAAAACATCTTCAGTTCTAAACAATTGTCAACAAAAGAGCTGATGTATAAGTTTAATAATGTCTTTTGCTCTTCAAGAAGCGTGTCACCATATTTGTTATTGAACTTCTCGACAAAAGAATCAACCACTATTGAATCTACTGCAATTGCGGTTTCCTCTTGGGCTGCTTCACACATGTCTTCCAAAACCATGCCTTCAAGAATTACGGCGCTTTTAGGGTCGGTGCTGTGTGAGAACATCTTGTAGATGTTTGCCAGGGACTTGTAATTTGGAACAAAGTTATTAAATACAGAGGGCTCAAGTTCTTTATTGACATCGTTTATTAGATCTGTTTGGCTTACGAATAGACCTTCAGCATCTAAAAGACGGCTAGCAAGTTTAGCCTCTCTAATAATCTTCTCACAAGTTTCTTTCTCCAAACCAGCGGTTTCGTAAAGAGACTGATAGCATTGTAGGTCTTTGTACAGGATTGAATCAGAAGCAAAATGCTTTTTAATTAATTTTACAACAGTGTTCTTTCTTTCGTGGTCACCCTGTAAAATAGCAGAGGTGCCTTCTCTAACCAACGCTTCATAAACAAACGCGGTGTTCCTCTTTTTGTTGTACTTAGTTTTCATCATTTTGCTCCGTAATTAATTTTTGTTTATCCTCTAAACTGCTGATTAGGTGGTTTAGTGAATCGTTGACTTCAAAGATCTTTTGTTCTTCGATAGACTCTTTCAAATTATAAGTAGATTCGTCTTGCTCATAAATACCTTTTGCAATGCTAGGAACTGTTGACGTTGCTAATCCGCTGGCACCTTGAAACTTCGATCTGGTCGAGCTGCCGCGCTTCTCTGCATTGTATTGCGCACCAATGTTGCGTTGTCTCGGACCTGATGATTTGCGTCCATCATTAGTACCGTCTTTCCTAACATAGGAACTTTTTTCATACGTACTCAGTCTCTTTGAGTCGCGTGAGCCGGGAGGTACAGCAAGAAGCGGTGAGTCATCTCCACCGCCAGCGTCGGCATCTCCAGCAGGCATCTCTTCAGCGCCGCCGGCAGCATCGACACCAACATCATCCAGCGCCAAATCGTCGCCTAAATCACCACCAAGATCACCACCAACATCACCACCAAGGGCGCCAGCAGTTTCTCCTGTGGCGGCTGCTTCTGCAACCTGTTGGAGCGAGGCATCATATTTACGATCATAGTAAATTTCTCTCTGGTTTCTGACGAACTCTTCGTTCGACATACCAAAGATGTGCTCAGTAACCCAGCGTCTAGAGAAGTATCCTTCGGTAGCTGATGCGGCGATGTCGAACTTGGCTTTCCAGAACTCAATCTCTTGCATCTCAGCAATCTTGGATGGGTTGTTAAGGGCAAGCTTAAAGTTAATTAAATCGTCGCCGCGGAAGCCAAGGGTATAAAGGTGGATGATACCAATTTTTTCAAGCTCATGGATGATAACTCGCTGTAATCTTTGGATTGTTCTCGCAAAGCGAATGTCTTTCTGGGCAAGCGTAGTCTTATCCTCTGCAGCGCCTTCGCCCATAGATAAATAAGGCTGCGGTATCTTCAGTGCTGCGAATAACTTATCGCGAAGATACTTGACATCTTCGACGGCAGCGGTGTTTTGTCCACCGGCGAGGTTTGTAACATCGGTAGCAGAACCCGGACGCACAGGAATAAAGTAATCTTCCTCGATGCTCATTGGGTTGTAGCGCATGTCAACACGACCGGTCTTTTGATCAATGACAGAGTGTCGCTTAAGGTTGCTGACAATCTTCTCCATGTATTGTTCAATATCGTTTGGTGGAATACCGCCAACATCAATCTTAAACAGTCTTCTCTCGGACGAACGAATAACTCGGTAAGCCATCATCGCATCCTCAACAAGCGTGAGTTGTCTAAAGATACGGCGTGCAGGGTCCAAGATAGATGTGCCATATGGAGAATGCTTATCGTTTCCAAGCACCCTAAAGTGAGCCACCTGCCAGTTTTCAAATGTCATACCAGCAGAGTTCCATTGATATTGGATGTAGTTGGGATTAGTGGAGTCTTGACCTTCAAGTCTTTCAACTTCGGTGATTGGCAGAGAAATAACTGACTGTACTCCAAACTTGTCGTCCATATCCAGATACAGGAAAAAGTCGCCATACTTGCACATTGTTCGTGCCCAGCCAAAAAGATTGTACTCTACATTCAGTACCTTTGAGTACAAGTTGGAAAGCACCGCTTTGATTTCTTCGTTAGAACATTTAATATTTAACATTGGACGTAAATCAGAATAAGTCGTCATCTCGTCAGCATAGATGTCTAGTGCTGAAGCAATCTCGGGCATATACTCCATTTGATCAAAGTCAATGTAACGCTCAACACGGCGCTGGTTTTGCATTGCGTTAAGGGCAAGATTGTCGAGAGGGCTGTATTGCGACTTCTTGAACTGTTGTCCAGACGCAGTTCTAAATCTGGAGGAAAACTTGTCTAAGTGCTGTCTTCGTATTTTAGTACCGGTCTGTGAGCGGTAATTTACAATTGGTCCTGAAAACAACCTAGTCAACGCTTTGAACAGGTCGTTCTGTTGATTCAGTGGGTTTCTGCCTTTGTTCTTCTTGTTATCTGCCATTTATTTTCTCACTTTATAATCCACTTATATTGGTCGTAGATGTCTTTTGCTTCGTTCATTTTATCAAACAATTCGTCTTTTTTGTACCCTTGTTGTCCTCTAATTTGAGTGTTCATCGTTGTATTTGTTTTGTATATTGCTCCCAAAAATGCTTTTTTGTAATTAAGCTCTCTGGCACTTGATTGTATCGCAGTATCTCTAACCCAGCAAGCAATAGCAAGAGCCATAATTAAATCATCATGGTATCCTTTCATCGCTTGTGGTTTGCCGTTTCTCCAAATAAAAGTCTTCATCTCGTTAATTGTGCGAGAAGAATATATGGTAATTAGTTTATTTCTTATAAACTCTTCTAATTTAGCAATTATCAATGGTCGAGTTTTCATAGAGGTGGTAAAACCGGGTACACTTGAATTCATATATTCAGCCGAATGTTGGTCAACATACTCATGTGTTGATTTGATTGAATGATACAAGTTAGGATACCTCGATTCGTTTAACTTGTCAAGTACAGAAAATCCAATATTGTTGTTCTCAACGACTATCATACAGTTGCCAAACTCTTTACCTACTTCGTTTAACATACCTGCATACATATCTAGAGTAGGCTTGCCTTGGTATTCTCCAATAACCTCCAAAGTTTCTAACTTAATAATATGAAACGTTGAAAAGTCGGCGCCGTCGCCGCGTGCAACATCAGCAACCAATAGATAATTGCAAGAAGGATCGTATTCTTCCCAAATCCAAAAGTTTCTATCAAAACCGGTTCTGTGCTTTGGTTCTTTAACATTAGTCAGTAACCACTCCATACACTCTGGGTCGATGACTGTTTCACCAGAGGTGTTGAAGTTGCACTCAAGCTCTTGTGCAATCTGGCGCTTGGACATGTTTTTGGTTTCTTTCTTATACCATTCTTGTCCTCGATCGGGGTGAACATCCCAAGGTAGTGTTGTTATGTTGAAGTTGTTGGCGCCGCTTTCTGCGTCCGCACATGTTTTATGAAACCAATTACCTACACCGTTAGGAGTTGACAGCGCAATGCAGCGACCACCAGTGGACAACGTAGGATACAGACCAGTCCACAACTCCTCAAGACCTTCGATATGTGCTGCCTCATCAAGCACGAGTAAAGACAGCGCTTCAGAACGACCGGCATCGCCAGAGGTCGAGGCAGCCTTGATAGATGAGCCGTTTGATAACTCGAATGATGTGCGGTTATCGACAGAGATGGTAGCTATCTTTAGCCAATCTGGAACATTTCTCATGATGTTCTTTACTTTTTTGACCAAGTTACCAGCTGTAGCAAACTTAGTTGCCATAACCAAGATAGCCTTATCACGATGAAAAAGCATCATCCAAGTGATATAGCCAGCGGTAACCGTTGAAATACCCAATTGCCGTGCTTTAAGAATAACGTTAAATCGATAATCGTTAAAGTCTTTCAGTAGATCATCTTGAAAATCGTATGTGTTAAACAGAATTAATCCATGAAGCGGGTGTGAAATTCTTGCATAGTTGTTAAGAAAGTAGGCTGGATCTTTGCCACACTTTACGATTTCTTTAATCTGTTGCTTTTTGTCCAGTTGGAAGCTCATACATCCCTGAGTACTCTGCGGATAAGTTCTTGTAATTCTTCTAGTTTGAAACCAACCTGTGGGCGACCTTCGGCGCCGGGGCTGTAAAGGCTTTCGGGTGGCTCTTCCTCGTCAGCGCCCATTTGAACACCAGGAATCTTGGCAAATACAGCCTGAAAAAGATCTTGCACATCCTCGGGAGGCATGCCTTTAATCATATCAGAAATCTGATCTTCTAAGTTTTCAGGACCAGAGGGCTGTGGCACTTCTCCGGTATCAATCGCCATTGTACTCACTGCCTGATGAGGCTTTTCCATCGGGGCAGTATCACCACCACGAGATCCGCGATTCTTAAGAGCTTGGCGGCGCTCATATTCTTCGTCACCAAGAATCTGCTTTAACAGATCTTCAGCGGCTTGACTATCGGTCAACAATTCTTCTTTGATATATTCTTCAACAATAATTTGTTTTAATCTGGCAGCAGTGATATTCATCTTACGATTCCTTCTTTCGGGTATCGTTTTGTGGACGCTTTCCGCCGTCACCAGTCCAACCACCTTGGTCAATAAACTTTCTAAAACTGTCTTCTGGCTTAGTTTCTTGTTCAGCTGCAACAGCCATGTCTTCGTTAAGACCGCCAACCTTATAATGCATCTTCGCTGTAACCCAAGAACGGACTCTGGTAGAGTTTTCAACTCGTACGTCAATCTCCCCATCCGCAGTAAGAGCGACTGACTCTCCGCGAATCTTACGGTATTCCTTCTTGAGGAACTTTACGATCTCAGCGATCTGTTCTTCCATTCTGGTTTCGAAGCCACTTGCGTATACTTCCTTTAAAGTAACTTCAGACATGTAAGAAAGGCACATCATATTGCCATAAAACTTAACGTTAAAGCCGTCCATCACTCTCTTGTCAAGAATAGGATCTCCCTCTTCTCTTTGCAATCCAACCAAAAGTGGCTCACCGCTCTCGTCAAGTGCGCCGTCATAAGCGTTTGCTGCTGCTTGGGATAACCCCTGCACGATTTCATATACTGTTGCCATTATTCATGTCCTTTTAATTTGTCATATTCTAAGTAGTGCTTAACGGATGATATGTAGTCCGCAGCCTTAGTAATCTTTGATTGCACCCAGCCCTCAAGTTCTTCACCATCGTGAATCATTTGTTCCAATTCAGCGGCGTACTCACTCAGTCTGCTCAAGTCTGCTTTAGCCATAGAAGCTTCGTGATCATCAGCACAGTGAGATTGCATCGGTGCTTGAACACCGCATACTTCTTCTAATTCTTCTAAAATGATTTGCTTGAGTTTTTGTTTACTTATCTTCATTTGGACGCCAACCTTCTTTCCATCTTTGTTCTCTGCCGTCGACGTACTGGATGTAGCAATCACCACAACAGTCGTACTTAATCAAACAAACATCGTCCAAAGATTTTCTAGGGAATTTGCCACATACAGGGCAAGAGCGCAATTGCTCTCTATTAAGTAGTTTTTTTGATACCTTTATACCATTTATCTCAATTTTCTCTTGGGACTGTTCGTTTTTCTTTTGTTTAGAATATAATTCTTGCATTTGTAGCAGGTATTCTTTTTCTTTTTTCTCGTCCCATTTTGAGCGTGGATTCTCGATTGCCTCAGAGCCGTATTTTTCTGCAATTGCTTTCTCTACTGCGGCGATATGGTCATAATCAGTGCTCATTTAAGTGCCTTATATACGGCGTATGTACTTGCAGTACCAATGAGGATCCCACCAGCAAAATACAACCATTTGTAGCGGGGCGAAGTTTTTTTTAGCGCGTTAGTCAATGCGTCAATTTCCGTATTCTTTTGCATTATAAACAAATCGTACTCTTTTGTTAATGCTTCGTGCTCAATTCTCATATTTTCTAACTTGTAATCGTATTCTTCTCTTTGTATCTTTAACTGATATTCAGTTTTTATATCGCAAGAGTATTTGTAGATGTCAAAATCAGCCATCATTTTTGCGATTGCTTTCTCGTCAAACAAGACACCAGCGAAGGGAGCAGGAGTTTTATATTCTAGTACAGTAAATTTTGCTGGTTCGGTGGCGTTAGCTGCCATAGTCAACATTAGCAAAAATTTAAGGAACATATTCGATACCAAACTTCTCTTCTATATCTTTAATTAGTTGCTCTCTATCTCTATTGAACTTGTTTGTATATTCGTTTCTCTTATCTTCTCTTAATTCACTAATCATTTGCAAAGCATTTTCATAGTCCTCTTCGATCTGTGCGATAGATTCTAAGTGTTTTTCCATTAGCTTTTGTTTTTCGCGAATCTCTTCTTTATGTATTTCTTTCAAGCCCTCTATCTGTGCTTGGTATGATTCGGCTTGAGTTTCGTATGCTTCTTGCATTAGTTTGTAGTCGCTGCGACTTTTCATTGCGACAACAATCAATAGCGCTACAATCAGCAGCGCTTTCCAATTTTTTAATACAAACTCAAGTATAACTTTTTTAGTCATTAAAACCTCGCAATCTAGCGATGCCATCAATGACAGTCTGACCTCCGATATAGATTGCTGAAATAATTACCCAGTCTTCGCTTGTTACATGACCGGCAAGAGTGAGACCTGTGGCTGTAAGCCAAACCATCAACTTACGAGATGTTAGCTTTGCTAACCAAGTATCCATAAATGCAGTTGCTTTTGCCACCATTAAACCCTCACTTCTTTTCCTTGGCTAACTTGGTTGCAGTAGCATACATAACTGACTCTGCATCGTCGCCATATCTTTGTTTAAAACCCTTCTTGTCTTTCTTCATACCTTTGACAATCTTCTCTTTTTCTTTCTTCTCAGGCTTAGTGAGTTCTTTTTCCATAACTGAATCCAAACCTCCACTGTCTTCTTCCGCGTCTTGGTTGCTGAGAATCTTATCTTTAATTGATTGTAGCGCACCGGAAAGACCATCAGTACCCATAGCATCAATTACTTCTGGATCATTGCTAAACTGCTCGATAGCTGCCAGCATTTTATTGATAATATCCATTTTTTTGTCTTCGACCATTCTTTTGTTTTTGGCTTGTTTTTTCTTAACAACTAACCGCTCAAGTGTAACTGCCTCACACTCTTCTTTGATGATCTGTTGTAATTCTTTTCTGGTAATGTTCATTTTACTTTATTTAGCTTAGCGTTAATCGCCCCGCCCATAGCTTCTTTAAAACTTTGAATACTACCCGCAACATGCTCAGCATCAGCAGGTCCGTCATACCAGTCTTCAAAAAGGTTTAATATGTCAAGCTTATCTATGGTTGCTTGACCAATGCCGGCATCAAGGAGAATTTGTTCAAGTATTTCTCCCGCGGGTGGTAATTCTTCGGTTGTATCTTCGTCGACCTCTTCCACCAATACTAATGTTGGCGAAGTTGATGTGCTACTTACAAGCTTGCTCCAAAGTGATTTGATCCAGTTCATTTACTCGCCCTTCTTCTTGCCTTTGTATTCTTTATAAATTAGCATCAATGCAGGCAAAATGGCTGCTGGAGCAAGGTTAGCAACAACCTGTCTAATAGCATCGGCAGCTATTTGTACATTCTCGGGGGTAATGTTTTCAATACCCTCGTCTACTTCTTCTTCATCAAGGCTGTTTCGCCAATTTTCAAATAGTTTTTTCATCATAATCTCCTATGTTGCTAATCCATTCATACTTAGTATCGCAATCAAACCGGGCACATTCTTTCTGACATAAACGCCAGAGAAAAGTGTCTCGCATCGACCGCCGACATAAGCGATTGCCGACTCAATATTCTTGCTGACTTTTGGATCAGCCACCATCTCTTCTGACACAACCAGCACTAGCGAGCCTGCGGCAGCCTTGCCCTTGGGTGGGGGACATGCAGAACGATTCATGCAGTTGTGAAGGATCACCGATCCAAGCTTTCCAGTATTTGGATCCTTTATCATAGTCGAGCCCATAAAGGCTCGGCCGCTATTGCTCAAGCACGTTTCCAAATCCTTGCTATCGAAAGATTGGATCGGTGAATCCTCTGTGGAGAGTTTAAGCACTTGGGCAAGCGACTTAGCAAATTGTGTGTTAGCGACTGGGTACATGCCAAGCATACCAATTCTGCCGCGAAGTAAGCGAGTAGAGCGCTCGTTATCAAGAATGATGTGTGCGTGCGGCGTAACATCGTTAGCCAGCGTCAACGCATTGCGAGCAATTGTGGGGTTAAGGTTTTCTTGTGCTGTCGGCCAGGAGACTATATAAACGACTCGACCAGAAGCCTGAACAGATCGTAAGTAACGCTCAAAGACAGGCTGTAAAGCAGTGACAGAGCTACCGGTACCACCGCCACCCCCAGCAAGGACAAACAACCAATCAACTTTACCAAGTTTGATGCGGAGAGCATCTTCGACAATCGCTCCATTTTGACTTAAAACCTCTTTTCCATATTCTACGTTTTTGCCGATTCCATCAGAATCGGGAATAAGGACAACGTGATCCTCTTCGACATTCTTCGGAATGTCTTTGCCTGTTGTATTAACAAGCAACGTTTTGTTGAAACCAAGCTCAATAAAAGCGTTGGCCATTTTGTTGCCTCCACCGCCAACCCCAACAAAGCCTACGTTCAAGGAAGAAGGGGCAGTGTTTTCTGGGAGAAGGTCTTCATCAGAGTATTCCATCTGGAGTCCAAAATCCTCAACCATACCAAAGTCTTCTGCGTCTACTTCTTCGTGGTAGCTGTCTTTTTCCTGCGCGAATGCGGGTGGGGGTTCTGCGGGAGGCAGAAAATCAAATTCGTTATTATCGTTATCGTTTGACATTATTTATTCCTATTTGTCGTTGCTTGCCATTGCTTTTTCAATCATCGGCATGAGCATATCCATTAACATTTTTTGAACTGCTGGGTTTTTTAATGCAGACATTATTAATGGAAGAATTGGTGCCTCATCAAGTTGTTGTTCTTGGGCAATTGTTTGTTGCAATTCTTCTTTAATCATTTGCTTCAATTCTGATTTAGTGATCTTCATTACTGGTTTACCTTTGCGTATCCTGCTTTTTTATCAATTACGATTTGCATATCTACACAATCCTTAAGCGAATCGAGGTGAGAGATCAACAAAACGTTCTTAAAATACACTTTAATTAGTTCCAAAATCTGAATAAAACCCGACATATTATCTTCGTCCAGAGCAGTGCCCGGTTCATCTAAGATAAATAAGTCACCTGTAGGTAGTGAAGACACGCCTAAAAGAGCTAGACGAATAGCCATTGCAGACAAAGACTTTTCTGCACCTGACGCCATTTCGATAGGTCGCTCGTCATATTGAGGGTGTTTGATAGAGATATCAAACTTGTTGCCTGATGCCTCAAAGAACACTTCAAATTCTACAATATTGGCTAGCACCTTTGCTATCTCTGAGTTAATCACAGGGATCTTCTTCTTGATAACGTCGTATGCGATACCGTTAGGATGCATGCATTGCATAAACAAATCATATGCAGCGAACTCGGTCTGTAGATCGTGATACTCTTGCTTTTGGTCTCGCAAGTTTTCTAGCTTTTGCTCTTGTGAGCCAAGTGTCTTTACCAACTCTAGTGTTGATGCATCACAAGTGTCGATGCTAGCCTTTGTTTGTTCAATTGAATAATGGCACTTGTTCAGCTCAGTGACCAAGACCTCAAGGTTTTCAATAGCTTCTTTGTTCTGCTCGTACTCATCTCGCTTAGTGATTAGTTCAGACAAATCATTCTTGACTGTCAAGATAGTATTCTTGTTTCTCTCAATCTCTAAGTTCAAGTCAGCTATGGCTGATGACACAACGTTCTTGCTTTCTTTCATCTTATCGAATCTATCAAGCTGAGCTTCTACTTGTGCCGGGTCGAGCAAATCAATCTGCTGTTGCGTCTCCGTGATTAAGCTTAAAATCCTGCTTTGTTCCTCTTCTACTGATGTTTTGTTAGCGACTGCTACGTGCGCATCCCTAATAAATCGACACGTCGGAAACGAAGTACCGCAAGGAATCTTGTCCAATAGCTTTTCCTTTTTGATAATATCTTCGTGTTGATTACTAAGCTTGTCAACTTCTACTTCTTGTTCACTTAGATTTTGCTTTTTATTGTCGATTTCTCGCTTAATTTTTTGGTACTTCTCAAGCTCAAAGTTGTCAATAAATTCTAACACTCTTTCGTAGAGACCTTGCTTGATCTTAAGAGTGTCTTCGTCTTCTCCAACCTTCAACTGCAAAGATGTCACCTGGTTTTCTTTGTGACGTATTTGCTTTGTAATATTAGCGATATCGATAATCTCTGCTGGTATCGAGTCAATCTTACCCTGTATCTCGGTGCAATTAGATGATAACAACTCTAGATTATTCTTCAATTCTTCGCACTTGTTTCTTTGTTCTTGCAGTTCTACTCTAGTGCTGTCAAGGGCTTCGATCGTTTGCTGAATATCTTCTTCGTAGTTTTTGGTTTCTAGTCTCTTTAATGCGCCCTTAAGGTCAACAGAATCTTCTTTTGCAAGTTTAAACTTTTGCTCAAACAGCTCTAGATCCAAGAACTTAGCTAT